AATGAAGCATAGTTGATTGCTCCGTTAACAAATTGAGTTGCAGCTGTGATAGTTGAATCAAATGAGTTATCGAAATCAGCACCAGCCCATAATAAGTACTCAGAAGGGCAACGGTTAGCATCCATCAAACGAGATAATGCAGATAAGTCAGCCAAAGTTACTGTGTTACCAGTAGCAGTAGCAGAAGAAATACCACCTGCGTTAACAATAGTATCGCGTAAACCACGAGTTGTATTGATAGCGTTACCAGCAGCATCTGTTAAACCTGCAGACTCACGTCCGAACAAGATAGCATAAAGGATATCCATACGGTGCTTCAAATATGCATCGTGCTGCTGCTTTAAGAAGTAGTAAGGCTTTCCTTTAAACTCAACCTCAATCTTAGAACCGTAAGCGATATCTGTGATAGAAGTTTTAGTTTTGAAAATCTGTAACTTGTTAGAACGCTTAATCAAGTCAGACTTACGCATTTGGTTAGAACCAGTTCCTTCCGCGTATGCGTTAGACATAAATGATAACTTAGAACCAGTTGTAGTAGCAGGAATTACGTCTGCAGAGTTAACTGGCTTAACAGTTAATACGAAGTCTGTAGCAGAAGAGATTGCTGATACATAACCAACGATACCGTTAGCGAACAAAATCAATTCACCTACTAATGGCTTAACAGAAGTTGCGCCAACGCAAGTGATATCTACTGATGCACCAGCAGAACCCGCAGAAGTACCTGGAGTCTTAACTGTAGCAGTAGCATACAAGAAGTTGTTTTGTACTGTGAAGTATTCAGTTTGTGCAGTAGCTTTTGACTTACCTGTCCAATCTAATACGTCCAACATAGACGCTTCCTCATCATAGATGTCTAATACGTCCTTTAAAATTTCACGTTGCTCTAACGTGTTTGTGAATGATACAGTCGACAAGAATGTTCTGTCGATGTTACCTGCTCCAATAGCCATTTCTTAAATAATTTAATTGTTAAACACTATTTTTTAGTAATAGTCATACCTTGTAAGAATGCAATTGGGTCATCTGATGGTCTCTCAATACTGTTAGACTCAACAACCGTCTTGTTAATCGTCGGAGGTACAACGTTCTTTAGCTCCGCTTCCATAGCCTTGCGTCCTAAAGACTTTCCGTGTTTAATTAATTCGCTTATAAATTGAGTTGGATTCTGTGCGAATGCAACTGTTTTTGTCCACTTATCCCAGTCAACACTTCCGTCTTTTGCAAAGATAGAAAGGAACTTGTTTGAGTCCATTGCATAGTCAACAACAACATTAGGGTCTTGAATCTGGTAATTAATACCTTCTCCGTTAGCTCCCACTTTAATGATGTTATCTTTAATAACAGCGGATACTCCTTCACTAATAATTTTTCTGCTCTGTTCTTGTTGAGCAGCAAGCTCTTCTTGCGAAGGACCTGTTGACGCTTGTGGTGATTGAACATTGCTAAGGAACTGTTGTTGCTCCTCAATAAAAGTTTTTCGTAGCCTTTGTGCATCTCGCTTTAACAAAGCTTCTCCGACTTCCTTGTCTTCCTCATCATAAGAATCTAGACCGTATTTCTCAAGCTCCTTGTCAAACAGTTTCTGTTTTGCTTTAGGACTAAGGTCTGCATTTTCTGCATCGAATTTAACCTTAAGTACCTCTAGGTCAGACATTTCTGTATAGTCGACTTCGGTTGCTCTTAAGAATGGCTGTAGTGTACCATACGTCTCGTAGTACTGCACAGCTTTCTCAATGAACGGGTCTTTAAATTGATACTTCGCAACTGGTTTCTCTTCTGGAGTAGAATCTTCTGTAGTTTCCTGAGTCGTATCAGGTTGTTGAATAACAGTTTCTTCTGCATATCCGTCAGCATCTTCCGTTTGCGTCGTATTTTCTACTGAATCCTCAACGTTTTGAGGCTCATTATCTTCATTAGAAACATCAACTCCTTGGTCTTCAGTGCTATCATCTGCGCTAGAAGTTTCGTCGGAAGCTGCTGTAGTTTCTTCTGTTGTCTCAATTGGTTCGTCTTTAGACAATAATTCGTCTAGGTTAATTGGCTCTGCCATATTATATTATTGTTTGGTTATGCAAATGTATAAACTATTTCTGTTTACTTCCAAGCTCCTTTTCGCTCTTCTTAATCTGGGCAATATATTCTCGGCTATCTGCTTCAATCTTAGCCGTGTTAATTTTGCCCTCAATCTTACCTTGCTCAATTGTTGCCTCGTTTTGCAACTTCATAGCTAATATTTGAGCGTCTAGTTGCGCTTTTCTCTCCATTACCTGCAATTCGGCTGCAGTTTGCACTTGAATAGTCTGTTGTTTAGCTTGCTCTGCTGCCATTGCTGACTGCTGCTGAATCTGACCATTCATTTGCTGCATCTCTAATGCTTTTTTCTGCTTCTCCTCCTCATTCTTCTTAATCTTGTATGCAAGCATCACCTCGGCATACTTCATATTCTCAAGGTTCTCAAGCATAATGGCGTCAGCTAAAGTAATCTGTCCAGATTGAATAGCCATATTAACTCTTTGAGCTAATTTCTCTTTCTCAAACTCAGTCGGCTTCTGTGATACCACCAATCCGCACTCGTGAGCGCTTGTGTTAGGGTCTAACTTAAAGAATTGTACTGATGAACTACCTAATGCACGAATATACCCCTCAATAGTGCCGTTAACAGCAGAATCTTGGATGCGAAGAGTTAAACTGTAACATAACTTCTCTAACAACTCGCGTTCAGCGCGCTTAATAAAGTCTAATGAGTTGTTAGTTGATTCAGATGCATACTTCGCCACACCATTTAATGTCCGTGGGTCAGGTGTCGAACCGTCTGTAATCTCATTAAATCCTAAAATGTCGCGAAGTAATTGGATATTATTGGTGATAATGTTAAAGTATTGAGTTGCCTCGTTACCAATACCGTTATCAAGTTCTTCAATAGGCTTGTAGTTACTAGCTGTGCCTTCGTCAGATAAACGACGATACACTAAGTTACCTGTCTGATTGTATAAGTCAACAATCTGCATAGGGGTTAACGCCTTACCACCCTTACCGATAGGCACATTCTCTAACGCACCAATTTCAATCATAATACCACGCGGACGTGCGCGTAACATCACGTTCTGTAACTTGTACCACGCCATCTGAATCTGGTCAGCAATGGCTTTCATTTGGCTACCTAGTGAGTAAGTAACCATCTGATAGATGTTAGGCGCCACAACGTGGTAAGAAAGCGTAGTGTTAGTCAAGTCTGACTTAGCGCGCTTCATATTAGTGGCAAGCTTGCAGTCAAAGAAGATGTCGCTATCTACAATCCACTTACCCTGATAAACAACCTTATAGTCTGTCTTAGAATATTTTTTATCTTTGCGACCTGGTTTCACCTTAGCAGCCCTTCCCACAACAACGTTACCCTTAGAGTTAACGCGTTCCTCAAGAATCATACTGTTAACAGAGTAGAACTCTAAGTCTAGTACTGAGATACGGAATCCGTCGTAGTTGCGAGTCTGATTAAAGCCTGTGTTCTTAACAAGTGTAGGGTTACCCATCTTGTTAGTGTATTTCTCAGCAATCTGCTCGTACTGTTCTGCAGTAATTTGGTCACCAGCTAATTCTTTTAAGTCAGAGATTGTCATCTCCACTACCTCGCCCATATACTGAACATCCTTAAACGATGGATTAGTCGTATAAGACATAACCATATTAGAAGGATTCACGCGACGAATTTTAATATTACCAGCCGCATCAAAGTATTCCTTGTATCCTGTAATACCAAAGTCGTGAAGGTCTTCAATCGCAAGCGCGCGCTCTTGATTAAAGTTGTTCATATTCAATACCAAGTCAATCGCCTGCTCCATCTCAATAGCCATTCTATGCTTATATGAGTAGTTCATATACATATCAAGCTCTTGTAATGTTGCCGCGTCGATATCAGCGTTAGGGATTAACTCAGGGTCAACACCTTGTTTCTCAAACTCTTCTTTAAGGATTAACTTAGCAGCGTTATCTGCGTAGAATTTATTCTTGTCGTCTTGAGCAATTGGGTCAATAGCATCTACAGAGATATTGAAGTCAGACTTCATTAATGTAGCAAGTGCAATACGACGGAACTTAGGGATAATAGGTAAGATGTCCCAGCTTATGTTGGCTGTTGATTGGTCTTCATTAGCAGTGGAAGATGGGTTAACTAACTTCTTATAGCGGCTAACTGACTGTTTACCAAGCATATACAACTTAATCTCGTGATAATTCTCACGTCCGTTGTATAACTGGTTAGGATAATAGGTTCCAAAATCTCGCCAAGCGGCTTTAATGTATTGTGCAATCCAATTCTTGTCCTTCTTTTCGTTTTCGACTAGGTGACTTGGAAAGTCCATATTCTTTGGTACATCTTTTTCCATCATAGCTTAAAATGGGAATATCTCCCTTATATCGTATATTTTCTGTTTTTGCTCTACTCTTTCACTAAACTTAGACTTGTTAGCCTGTATCAATGTATAACCAGCAGCCATCGCGGCGTCAAACTTGGTTGTCTTGTTAATATCAAACTTTAACCAGTCTTGCAATAATCGCATAAAGATAACCTTTTCTACGTTCTCTGTAATATAACTTTCTGTCACTTCTGCAATCTGCTGGTGAGTCTTAACGGTTGCAGAGATTCCATACTTAGTCGCGCCAGGTAATTTAACTAAAAATTTCTCATAGCCCCTGTACTCAAAGTACTTAATCAATCCAACCTTGTTATCCTCTGGTAGTATTTCGCATCCAAAGAAGTGACAAAGCTTAATCATGTCCTCGTAGAATATCTCAGCCTTCTCGGGTCTATTAATATATTCTACTAAAAATGTCTCACTAAACTCATCTAACGCGTCATATCTCCTATATACATAACTTGCTCCATCTGACCGCTCCTTACTTGTCGTAATGCTATGGTCGAATGGGTCAACTGCTATCGCGTACTTCTTACTCTGCTTAGGCACTTTCTTTGTACCATACTCCTCTACTTGATTAAAGTTAGCGTAATCGTAAATGTTAAGTTTCTTGTGAACCAAGAACTTTCCATTAGATGTCTCGTTAAAGACAACCCTACTGTCACGCTCTGCTTTTTCCCAAACAAATTCTCCACGCAAATATAAATCTTTTTCAGCAATCCACGATATAGATTCCATCTGTCTGTTCAATGCCATCGCATCATACAAACAAGTGTCTGCCTCGCTAAAGAATGCCTCACCAATTGTAAACGGGTTCTTGCGGATAAATGAAGCCAATGCGCGCGGGTCCGATTCCAATGCGGCACGTTCTGCCATATAGAACGCCTTAGCCTTTTCTTCGTCAGCTTGACCAAACTTATCGTAGAATAAGGTCTTGTAAGCAGGCATAAAGTACTGGTACAGACCAGACTTTGTTCTACCGTTGGCGTTCTTCTCGTTCTGGTTAGATGCGTCCCATAACATCTTGAATGACTCACCGCCATCCTCCATCTCCTCGACGGTGGTGGTGTATAGAGCCTTTCCGATAATGTTTTCTTCCTGCTGTAGACAGAACTGAAGGACCTGGTGTCTATCGTAGACATCTACGTTCTTGGTTTTACCTGCCTCATCGCCTAGGTAGCGGTGTAGCTTCATACCGTCATAAGCAAACTTATCAGCCGATTTAAAAGTAATAGATGATTCAAGCTCAATCTTTTCAGCAAAAATGTCGTCAGTTGCACCTCGTTTGTTTGTTTTAAAGAATCTTAGTTCACCTTTGGGGGTCATACCCTTTTCAGTATCGTATATAGGGACAAAGAAGTCAGGTAAGTACTTGAAAGGCATAATAACGCCTTTAGCAAATACGTTCTCTTTAGCGTCCTCAAATGTCTTTGATTGGATACCTGCGTTCTTGTTTTTGCTTCTAGAGGTTAACTCGAATAAGAAAGCTCCTGCTCGCATAGTCTTCCCTTGGCGACGCTTGGTAACCTCAACCATTCCTAGACAGTTAGGGTCCTGTACGCAGTACTCTAGGAACATAAAGAAGTCCCTATCTGTCATCCTGAAGGATGGATATCCCACGTCAAGTTTCCAGTGTACTAGATAGAAGTAATGTAGACCAGTAATATATGTCGCGTGACCGTTGTTATAGAACCAGAATCCGTTAAGACGTCTGTCCCATTCTTGGTTGCGGTATTCTTGAAGCTCAGGATTAAAGTATCCAGGGTTAGTCTTCTGGGTAGCAATCTCCTTCTTGCGCTTTGTCTCGTAGTCTTTAGGAGGTTCTGGTCTTTCCCAGTATTGATAGTCCTTCTTGACCGAGCGAGACATTATCTCACGCTTCTCCCATTGATTAGTTATAATGTTATAGATATACCCATTTGGCGGGATGTTAACCGTTATACCGTTTATCTCGTATGGCTTTCCTTTAGGATGCTTTCTATACATTTGCTATTGCCTCGGGCGTTAGGTTTAGAATCTCACTCTTCTTCTCTTTAGTGTCGCCAAAGAGTTTATCCTCGTAAGCTTCAATACGTTTAATTATGGCGTCGCACTCAGCCATTAGCTTCGACTTAATCTCAAGCGCTTGCAGTTTATCTTTATCAGTCTTGTATGCTGTGATAGGAGATAACAACTCACCTTGATACTGCCACAATACCTCCTCGTTAGCGGCTAGTATTGACCACACCTTGGACGATTGATAGCGAAGATAGGAGTTTATATAGGCAAGGATATTATTGTCCTTTAAATCAAAGATGTCAGATGTATCTCCCTTGATGCCAGCCATCTCAGCAGCCTCCTCTTTACGCTCCTGTATGTTAGATATTTTTAATCGCAGCGGACTCTTCTGGTCGTATATCAGTGCAACGTAAATAAGAATTGGGATTTCCGAAGCGGGTACGTTCCCAAATACCTGTTTGATAATTGGATTTTTTGCAAGGTTGCTATCATAGATAGGTATTGCTAAGTCTGCGAAATCTTCTTTGTTGAATAGTGCCATATCTGTTATGCTCTTACTATATGTTACGCGGTATTGAAGTCGGCGGGCGGCGCGGCGTCCCAATCTTCTTTTTTTTCTTTTTGTCTTCTAAAGGAGCAAGCTCCTTTTTTTGTTGCAATATCGGATAGCCTTTAGGCTCCGCAATATAGTATCTATTAACCTTATTTATTATATTATATATTATGTGGTGTTTCTACACCAGAGGTATGGTGTTTTAGCACCAGAGGGTATGGGGTTTCTACACCAGAGGGGTATGGTGTTTTTACACCAGAGGGGTACATCATAGTTTTGATGATAAAATATCGCTTTGACGCACTGTATAGTACTCCTTGCCTTCAATCTTGTTTACAAAATTTGAGTTTTTGTTCAACAAAACTAGCTCACCAGGCGACACCTCAAGCTCAATTCCCTCACCTACTGGTGCACCAATATGCACTAGTCTAGCAAACTTAGTTGATGGCTTCTTGTTGATACCAATTACTAGTCCAGACGCCGATGTTATCGCTTCAATCTTTTGACCATCAACTTCAACGTGATTAAACTCTTCCTCAACCACCGTTTCACACAAAGTCCAGCTGCCAACAGGTAATATATTACCACTCCTAACGATACAAAATACCCAATAATAAGGTACTTTATAATAGTTCCCGTAGATACAGTTCGTTTCATCCGATGTAGTTAAGTAATGAAAGTATATAATGTCTCCTACTTGCACATTCTTTTCTATCTCAACACCCTCTTCGTTGTAAGCTTTACCGTCAGGCACAGCGATTACTCGACCATAGATTCTAGCGTAGTGTGTAGGATTGAATTCTGGGTCTATATGCAGCTTTAAATTACCGTATTCGACAGTGTCATCCATTGTTGCACCGACCTCAACCACAACCGTATTTGGCGCGGATTTTTTGATATCGTAAGTAAGCATTAATAATGTTTGTTTGGTTTGTAAAGGTAAAGATAGACAGATACCTACATATATCCAATTCTTATCTCCATATGTTTCCACTGCTAGTTTGCTTTAAACGCTGTTTTTGGACCGCGTGGGTGGATTGTCAGGGTTATATATATTACACGTAGGGTCGCGCGCGCAGACGACAAACGGGATTTTGCAATGGGGTGGGGTCACTTTCTCAAATCCAAATTCCAAAAATCAGCCCATTGTATATCAATGATACAATAAACAATTCCCAATGTATCACTTCGGTACAATGTACCTTGTCGGTGGTTGTTCTCTCCCTCACTCATTCATTCAGAAAGAAAAATGTGCACGTGTTGTGTGAAAGAGAATGATTGTCTAGTGGTTTGCTAGGGTTGTTGTGTGGAATAATGTGCCATAGGATTAAATGGAGGGCGTATCTGACCTAAGGGAATAACTCCCTCACACCACACCACAAGAGAAAACCTCCCAATTTACTAGCATTCGTTTTAAGGGGTCAAATCTTTAATTTAAGACATTTTCTCTTTCAGATGTCCATTCTATAAGCCTAGAGCGAGATAATGCCTTAGACGCAAAATCGGGGTAATTTTGATGTCAAAAAATTTGCTAACGCGTGTACGTGTGTGACGCGCGCCTGCGTATGCGTATGCGTGTGACGCGTCCCGTGCGCGATACGCGCGTGTGCGGTTTCAGTATATTTTAAAAGAGAGTATCTGAGAATAGTACAAAAAGGGTATATTTTCATTGTATTATTCTAAGAAAATGGGGATTTCGTCGACACATTTACGGATTTCGTCGCATCTTTTTGGAGGTAAAGCATTAGTTGTACTAACTTTGCATCAAGCAAACGGGGAAAAAGTTCTCCAACGGCTTCCACCCTGACACATACAGGGGGTAATAGGTGCGCCTACTCGAAAGAGTCCACCTTAGTGGCTAACCCCCACTCGGAAAGGCTAAAGGTTACCCACGAGGATGGTGGATTCCTGAGTATAAAGGTTTGAAGTTCCAGAAGAACGGGTTGCTAAATAAACCCATCGCCGAGTAAACGGCGTCAACAAATCCCCACCCATACAAGGGTTATGTATACGACTAGGCAATGGCTTGCTAGTGCGGTTCGATTCCGCACCTAGTCACCAACTTAAACACACACTATTATGGAATACGGAATCTATCTAAAGTCGACAAAAAATTATGTGCTACCAATCAGAAGGGCAATCATTGCGGAATTCAATACTGCTGAAGAGGCAATAGCAGAAGCGAAGAAAATGACAGAATCGCTAATCGATGCACACAAAAGAAACGGATTGCAAATGCCTACAAGTTTTATTGGGCTAGGGGTATGCAAATTGCACCCAACACACGAACATACTGACATACAATACTAACCTAGCTTGGAGCGCGGAGGGTTCGATTCCCTCCTAGGTTCTAATTATTCAACTATCCTTTCGGTGTAGGTAACCGAATCAAATCTTATGTTACAATCAGCAAAAAATTTAGTTAAGTTCGTTTCAAAGTTTAATCCATCAGACGAAGCGGTAATCAAGTTAGGCATCAGCCACCGCAAAGAAGTTGAGGCGTTCTTAGAGTTAAACAAGGGTAATACAAACGATATCTACTTTGAGATTGTGTGCTTGCCTACAATTAAGGCAGACGTAAGGACATCAAGTGACCGAAATTATATCGATTTAGTAGGCGAAGTTGATGGATACAAGGTTGAATTAACTTTCCTTTTGATGCACTCAGAAATGAAGACGTTCATCTATGCTGAAAAGCACCTATTAACTGACATAGTTCAAGGCAAGGATTACGAACGCTTTATGACTCCATCAGAGTGGAACAAATTCCACAAAGCGTTTCTTTCTCAAAAACAATCAGCAACAATTGAGAATTTCTTTGTACGCAATGGACACTTTGACTTTAGAGAAATTGTATTGGCGGCATTTACTTGGTCAGAAACTGAAGATGGAGGCGAATATTGGAATCAAATATCTAAGCGCACATCTAACGTAATTTAATCATATGAAAATCTTAATCGCATCATTCTTCGCACTAGCTATCTATATGGTGGCTAGTGCTTTAATCCAAATCATTCACATCTTATTTTAATTCTTATGAAACCATTTATCATTGTAATCATCAGTACATTCCTAGGTCTTTACGCTATCTGCGCATTCGTTTCTTGGGACATAGCAGTTATGGCACACGCTACCGAGAATGGTCGCGTAGCCTATATCATTGGAGGCTTTTTCCTTAGTGGTATTATTTCTTGTATGGTAGCACACATCCAATCAGAGGAATAATGAAGACCTTCAACAAAGTAGTTGTCTTCTTCCTAGGGGAGGAGGCATCACAAGACAAGGGTGAGTTAATCACCGCTCTAGTAATCGCAACCTTATGCGCTTTCCTTTTACCATTACTTTAATCTATCACGCTCAACTTTAGCACACAAATCTTATGGCAACTCAAGCAGAATTAATCGACCAAATCAATAATACAATCATCGAAGGCTTACAAACTAAAGGCTTGCAATGGTTTAAACCTTTCAAGGATAGCGTAACCAATCAATGGAACGCTATCAACTCCCAAGGTAAGGCTTACCGCGGTGTTAATCAGTTCATCCTATCAGCTAAGGCTATCAAGAACGGATGGGTTAACAAGTGGTACACATTCGCTCAGGTAAGCAAGCTAGACGGACGCGTTAACAAGGGCGAAAAGTCTACGGATGTCTACCTTTGGAAGGTCAACTTTGCGGTAGAAATCGCGGGCAAGACCCAGTATTTTGCACGCTTAGAAGATGTACCCGCACACCTACAGAAGCAAGCTAAGAAGGCGTTCTTCTTGCAGGTATTTAAAGTATTCTCTATCTCTCAGACCAACCTACCAATCGACACGCCATCGCAACCTATTGAGGTGACAGAACTGGAGGCAGATGCACACGCTGAAGCTATCCTTGAGGCTTGGTGCAAAGAGGTAACGCTTAAGCATAGCGGACAAGGTCGCGCTTACTATTCGCCTAGCGGTGACTACATCCATATGCCCGCAAAGACAACGGAGAAATGGAAATCGAACGGGGATTACTACAAGGTATTCTTTCACGAGGCTATCCACTCTACGGGTCACGAGTCTAGACTTAATCGCTTAGACAAGACGGCAAACTTTGGCTCTGACGAGTATTCTAAGGAGGAGTTGGTAGCTGAGTTAGGCGCGCTATATTTAGAGGCTATCACGGGCATTCAAGCAATAGTCGACGATGTCAAGAATTCGCAAGCATACATCAACGGATGGATTAGCAAATTGAAGTCTGACCCTAAGTTAATTATGAGTGCATCTACCAAGGCTCACGAGGCGGTAGAGTTAATCTTATCAAAATAACATTTTAACCTTGCGGTGTATAGGCAACCGCTAATTAAGATGACACGACAAGAAGACATTTGGGCTTGCGAGGAGTGCCACCAATTATACGGGAGGCACGACCAATGGTTTGAGGGAGATGTATGTGAAGAGTGTAATTCAAAAATAAAAGAAAATAATAATACTATGTCAGTTAGAGAAATTTTAGAAACCAACAATGACTTGCGCTCACGCTATGCGCAAACAATCAGAAACTTTTGCAAGGAACGTATGTATTCTAACTCGGGTGACAAAGAAGCCCCCGCTATTAGAAACATTCTAGACATCTTCTTTTGGATGGGCGAAATCTCAGAGAAGCAATTGGATTGGGTAGTGAAGTACGCTACCAAGAATCGTATCACTTTAAATTAATAGCGATGAATGTCACTATCAACATTTTAGAACTAGCAAGCGAGCTTGCTGACAAAGAACTACAAGCGAAATGGGACTTTCGTGATGGGAAAGCATTTGTCGATGACGAACACGGCGGTTTGATATATTCAGAAACCGCACAAGATATTTTTGATAGATTATACGATGAGTATTATACAATCATAGACCAACTAAAGCGATGAGCAATAACACACCTTACGAAAAGTACAATTACGATTTCTTTATGTTCAGTAGAATAGCTACGAGAGCATACCTTACCCGCACCGAAGAGGCAGAGCATCTAGACATCTTTGTGCAATTAATCGACTTATATGAAGACTTTGTTGAATCTGATTTTAATGACGACACCAAGAAATTAGAAGAATGTATGGAACAATATGTAGCAAACTTAATCGACTAAACAAATGAAGACAATTGAAATCAAATGGAGCACGGACGATGTGCTAATACGAGCCGAATATATGGGGCTATTATTTATTACTGAAAAGCAAGCCGAAGAGATATTGCAAAATGTCTTTCATTACCACGATGCAGAAGTAGGTGTTAATTGGGATGTAATTGATGCCCACATTAATAACTATTTAGATTACTTAAATAGACAAAGATGAGACAATCAGATAAACTTAAGCAGTACCTAGCAGATTATATGGCAGAAATAGATGCCATTAACTTTCCCGAAAAAACTTACGAGGAACATTTCATTAAAAATATGAAACTAAGGGACTTTGAATTACTCAGATATTGGATACACTATAATGGTGTATTCGATGGCGGAGAAGAGATGCTAACAAAACTAAAAATATTAATAACTGAACAATAATCTTATGACACCCTTCGAGAATAAATTATTACTGATGCTTTATAATGACCTCCACCTACTGAGTGGATGCATCAGAGAAAGAAGATTAACCTTTGACGAATTCGAAGACGAATTAATGATAATCAAAGAAATGGATGAACTATTATTAAACTTAATGAAACATAAAAATGACGAAGCACGAATTAACAATTGAAACAATACGCGAACATCTTTTTAGTCTAGAATTTATGCTATCCGAAAAAGAAGAAGAGATTCACGACGATGCATATTTTATAGATGAACGAGAGTTAATTACAAACTTAATCACCTTAGTAAACTCCTTAGACTAAACACATATGAATCACGAAGACTTAGTCCACCTAATGTGGCTACTAAACAACAACAAGTAATGGCAAACCAACGAGAAAAAATCATCAATGCGATATTAGATTGTCGCATTAGCCCCGTGGAATATCGGGAGATGGAACACTTAGCAAAATTGTACACGGACGACCTAGTCGACGTGTTGATTAACGAATTGTATGAACTACATAAAGCCTTGGAGGATAACATCTCTAAGGCTAATGTAGAGAATCTTAAACTACTAGAAATTATAGAGAATGGCAACACACTTCAACGTGATAATTAATCCTTTTAAACAAAGGATGTGCGTGTATGCTCGTGTCAACAAGGTTGAATGCGAGACCCTAATAGATTATCTAGAACTAGACGAATGGCATTCCTTCGATTTTAATGGTAGGTTGTATGACCTACATCTATTGTATGAGGAAGATGTATCGGTTAGTATATATGACGCGACTGATGGTCATCCTTCAGACTATAACGCGCCTTGCCTTGTTAAATTAACTATCAGAACTAAAGATGAATTCTAAGAACACCTACGTTGACCTATTAGAGGTTGTTGTAATCATTTCAGCTATATGTTTAGCTTATTATTTAATCGTATTATAAATATTTTAAAACCAAACAAAATGGAAAACAAGAGAGAAAAAATTGAGTTCGATTACGCAATGTATCAGATTGGATTATATGATGCATACACAATCTACCACAAAGACCCGTTCGAGATTACCTCTATCAGAAATGGTATGGCTATTGGATGGATAGGTGACGTAGCTTATAACACAAGCGTAGAGCATATCTACTTATCAAAACGCCCGCGCAAGGTATGGGTACACATCATCGAATCACCCGACGGAATCTTAAACGCTCGCGTAACAGACTACAAGGATGTATCGACTTACAAGAACAATACATTGGTTAAACAAATTGAGGTAGAGATATGAGAAGATTATCAAATGAACTAGTAGTAATCCTTATTGGATTTGTATGCTTGGTGGGTGTAGCTTCAACGCTATACCTATCACGCTCAACTGGCAAATATACCATCAAGACGGAGTTCAGTACCTATTGCGCTGACACCTTTAGGGTATACGGACACGGCGTAACCTTCACATCAACAGATGGCAAGGTAGTAGTAACACAAGGAAATTTTGAGATAATATTAAACAAGAAATAAGATGGAAGTATTGAATCAATTAATAGAAGAAGTAGAAGATAGAATCAAGAGCAATGGCTCTGATGAGATAGTAACACTTGGTGTTCTACTTAAGCTATTACAAGAAACAGAGTATTGGGTAAGAATTAATAATACGTAAATCACAATACAATGCCAGAATTTACTGCAGAGGTAGAGATATCTGAATGGGAGTACGTGCGGGAGTGCACGACATCCGAAGTAACAAGGTTAATTAAAGAAATACAAGAGCAACACGAAGAGGTCTGGGAGTATGAAGTAAACAAGTGGGGTGCTGAGTTTAATGCACCCGACACGAGTTCACTTGCCACAACAGGTTTCTTTGAGGCGCTACAAAAGATTAGTAAGAATCACTTAAGATTATCATTAGAACAAGAAGAACAAATTTTAAACATAGCTAAAACATTATAACATTATGAGAAAAGTAGTAGGAACATATTTAGGTAAAGAATCAGGTCTTAAAAAAGAAATCTACGAGGTATACAATCCTAACGTAGACACAAGCAAGTTAATTCAAGGCGCGAGATACCTTGTCGATTACAGATTAGGTAGCAGGATAATCTCTGACTTTGGTGTATTCTTAGAAGGAACTCCAGACTTTCGCACATTAATCTTTACACACCCGCGCGAGATGTTTAGGACTATTGGTATTCCGACAATGAATATAAATAATCTAACATTAGTTGACTAATTAAAACTTATGTTGTACATTTGAATCGTACAATCGGATGAGGTGAAGTTGCGGTCATCTCATTCGGTATTCAAGGCAACTTGAACCGCCCCCTTACCTGCGCAACAAGGTTTGGGGGTTTATTTTTGTACTATGGAAGAAGAAGTAATCAATCCATTTATAGGCGATGAACTAGAGATTATGTGTCATCGGGCGGTACTTAATATGCGCAAGGTTAATCTTGAGCGAGAGATAAGAGAATACTCCGCTCTATTTAAATATGCGCGACCTGAGATGGAATCATTTAAGAAGTTGTTAACCCTTGTAGATGATATGGTTGTAGACTTGAATGATGTAAACGAAAAATTAAAAGAGGCAATATGAATTTTATAATAATCCCTTACGATTTATTGGCGCGAACAGACTTGAACGCATCAGAAAAAAATCTGATGGGATTAATTCATAGTTTGTCAGCTAAGGAGGGATACTGCTTCGCAAGTAACCAATACTTAGCGAGCTCTTTGGGGATGAAATTAGAGGGAGTTAGAACCTGCCTAAATAACCTTGAGAAGAAGTCTGTTATTAGCAGAACTATCAAGAGAAAAGAGAATAATGAGGTTGATTATAGAGAGATTAGATTGCTCACCCCTCTGGTGTCAGAACACCATACCCCTCTGGTGTTAAAACCCCATACCTCTGGTGTAGAAACACCACATAATAAAGAAACTAATATAAAAGTAAATAATAACTCTATTGAGCGCTTTGAAGAGTTCTGGAATATCTACAATAAGAAGGTGGGTAAAGACAAGACTAAGGCTAAATGGGCTAAGCTAAAAGAGAAAGAGATAGATGCTATATTTAGGGCACTACCTAGCTACATAGCTAACAGAGAGGTGAAGTATAGGAAAGACCCAGAACGCTACCTTACTCACAGAGTTTGGGAGGATGAGATGCCGAGCGACACGCCTGCGCCTATTCCACTATCAGCAAATAAGATTACCGAAATCATTATACCAGACAACTTTTAACAATGGCAAGAATACACGACACACTACTGGAAGCAGACATCATTGCCTACCTATTAGACAAACCACACTTAGTTAAGGACGCGGTTAAGATTATTAGTGAGACAGCGTTTACTAACAACCTACACAAGGACGCATACTTGGCGATGAGAGAGTTTTATTTGAATAATAAAGCATACACTCGTTTTGATATTTTTAAGCCCATCAGTGACAGTTCTCGCTTCCTAGCGGATGAACCTCCTAAGCTATTAACAATGACGCCTAAGACAACAATTGAGTTGACCTCAGCGTGTCAAGAGTTAAAGTCGTTAGAGCAGAAAAGAATCTATCAGTCAATATCTACTGAATTAGGTAGGGCAATAACAAATGACGAGGATGTGTCTATACTTCAAAGCATCATCGAGCAAGGTGAGTCATTGATTGAAACAAGTTCGGCTAGTAGTGAGATTTACTCCCTATCAGATGTCTATGACAATGTAATGGATAAGCTACAAGTCAACGCGGGAAACGTTAAGTTTTCTGGTATTGACACTGGCTCTCGTAAGTTAAACTACGCATTAGGCGGATGGCAGGAGGGAATGATTGTTATCGCGGCTAGACCATCAATGGGTAAGACTATTGTCGGGCTAGATATAGCGAAGGCGTCAGCTAAATCAGGTAAGCGTGTGTTGTTCCTTTCATTGGAGATGCCAAAGGAGTCGCTAATGTATCGCTACATTTCATCTGAAGCACCCGACTACAAGTATTCAGACATCAAAGCTAATCGTATCACCCAAGAGGACGTATCTAAGATTAGATTATCTAATGCTAGGGAACTTAAGCGCTTGCCTATATTCTTTTACGACTCTGATAATCGCGACATCAACTACCTATCAATGGTGTTGACAACCGAGTGTCGCAAGAACAAAATTGATATGGTAGTCATTGACTATATGCAATTGATTAGAGATAATCAGATGCGCGGGCAAGATGACTTTTCTCAAGTATCATCTGTATCCAATAAGATACAAAAGCTAACTAGAAAGTTAAATATCCCAATCGTATGCCTTAGTCAGCTATCTCGTGGAGCGGAGGGTCGGAGCGACAAGCGCCCTCAATTATCTGATATCAGAAGTTCGGGTAACATCGAGCAGGATGCGTCGGTTGTTATTGGATTGTATAGACCCTATTACTATGCCCAAGCAGATGCGCGCGCTAACAATATGCCAGTGCCAGACAACGACTACACGCTAGAGTTTATCATACTTAAGAACAGAGATGGTATGACGGGCGGTATTGTTAGGTACTGCGACGTAACCACAAATAGAATCGCTGATGAGGAGGAGGAATTGTTTAGGTTCACGGCTCAAGAGCCTGCCTACAAGAACTCTGTATTATCTAAGATGGAAGTAGACTTTGATAACGACGTAAAAATAGACCCTTTTTAATATGGAAGAAATTTGGAAAGATGTCCCTAATACGGATGGCAAGTACGAGGCAAGTACATTTGGTAGGATAAGGATAAAAGAAACTGGATACTTTATATCATACTCGAATAGTACATCGCACTATGACAAATGTGCGATTAACAGAAAGTCAACTAAGGTACATCGTATAATCGCAAACACATTTATACCTAAAGTAGAAGGCAAGAACGAGGTTAATCACAAAGACTTTGACAGAAAGAATAATAGAGTAGATAATCTAGAATGGACATCGCGAAGAGAGAATCATACTCACGTTGCGATTAATAAACCAAATAGAAGTAGTAAGTATGTTGGTGTAACAAAAGATGGCAATAAATATATGGCAAAGATATCTGTTAACAACAAGAAAGTTGATTTAGGAAGATTTGACAATGAATTAGATGCCAGAGATGCTTACTTAAATTATTTAAAAGAACATAACATAGAAAATAAGTATGCACATATACCAAGAACTTAAGAAGTTTTCCCATATCAAATACTATGACGAGCCTCATAAGTATTTCATAGGAGAGCAAGAGTTAGTATCAGGTACGGGATTCCTCAAGCTATTTAAGCCTGAGTTCAATGCTAAAGTAATGGCTGAGAAGTCAGCTAAGAAGTTAGGTGTTCCTGTAGAGGATGTCCTTGCCGAATGGGATTACAAACGAGAGTTCGCGGGTATGAAGGGGACACTAGTCCACAACTTTGCGGAGAACTACTGGTTCAATAAGATATTCCCTTACAATTCACAAATTGTTATAGATAAGTTCGGCGAAGACCATATCAAAGAGCGTTATGATGTATGCGTTCAGATGTTCCTTGACTTCTATCGTGATGCCTCCCCTGCCCTAACACCTATCACAATGGAGTTAGTTATTGGGGACGCAGAACTTGGGGTAGGAGGTATGGTGGATTGTCTATTCTATAATGAGAAACTTAAGGAGTATCAGATATGGGACTACAAGACCAACAAGCAGATACGAATGAAGTCAGAGTATCGCAAGCGTTTCAAAGCACCTATCTCTTTCATAGAGGAATGTGAGTACGAGACTTATTCTCTTCAGCTAAACCTTTACAAGTATATCATTGAGAAGAATACCAATATTAAGATTGGTCGATTGTACTTGGTGTGGTTGTTTGAGGAGAACGAATCGTATCAGGTAATTGAATGTAAGGATTATCAATCAACAATAGAGTTAATGTTTAAACACAAGAAATAATGAAACAGATATTTAAAAAAGGAGATAAAGTCTTTTGCCATTACTTTGGAGGTTGGGGTGTGGTTGAAAATATATATTTAAAAAATATCGTATTCCCTATTAGATGTTCTTTCCCATTAGGCAATGGTTCGTTTACTGAAGATGGTAGATTTTATTCAGAAGGTCCACCAATGCTATCCTTCACCGAATACACGCTTGAAGGATTCAGCCAAAAACGACCTGAGCCAGCACCTGAGCCTGGGGATGTTGTTTGGGTTAGGGATATGGAGTACGATAACTGGATGATTACATACTTTAGGAAATTTAACGCTAACACTGATGCTATATTAAAATATGGATGCAATCCAAGGAACTCAGCTGATTCAATGAGTATCTATTATTATAAATATCTAACAACCAAAAACCCATACGAGAATGAGTAATAAAGAATCAATCAAAAGGAGAAACCTTAGTGGCATATATATCTTTCATAAGTTTGAAAACGAAGAAAAGTCTATGCCAACCTCATTTGAGGATTGTCCAGTAGAAAGACAAAGAGAATGGATAGCCAAATTAGAAGACAGTTCTTTAAGAGAGTTAGCTTTAGAATTAGCCTATGTCCTGAAAAAAGTAGGTGAAGAATGTGATATTATAAAAGATTAATTAAACCCAACCAAACAATGGCACAATACAGAAAGAAACCAGTAGTTATTGAAGCGATTCAATTAACAGATGAAAACGTAGACTTGTTAGTAGAATTTTGTGGTGATAAAATTAAATCTCATCCGCTTATAGGAGTAGTTATCGAAACCCTTGAAGGCGATATGCTAGCAAACAAGGGCGACTACATTATAAAGGGAGTAAAAGGAGAATTCTACCCTTGCAAGCCCGACATTTTTGAAATGACTTATGAATCAGTAAACAATTAAACAATGAAAGATATACTAAACAATGAGATAGAAGACATCAAAGAAGGTGTCGGAATCTATCTAAGAGATGCCTATATGAGAGGCTACGAGCACGGCGAACAGAGTCAGTTTTTGATTAATCAGAAGCTATCTAATCCCAAGTTAATACTTGGCGATTTCATCAAGTTCATTAAGAAGTACAAGATGACATCACTTGACGGAGAGATTAAGTTCTCTGACAACGAATACGTTTATATGGATGAAAATGTAATATCAAGATTCTTATTACTATACGACTATGACGCGGAGTAAACTAATCCTACTTAACAAGACTAAGAGGTATATCACTGAGCTTGGGTATCTTTACTATATGGTTCCTGACGCTGGCAGTGTAATGTTATTAAAAGATGGTGGAGATAATAACCACTACCTGATGATTGTAATCACGGGACGCAACAGACTATGGGAATACGAGCGACGTCATTTCAGTATGGCTACGTTATATCCTGAGAAGTTTGAAGATGTGCAAAAAGGAATCGCTAAATATTTAGGACAATGGAAAAAGAATTTGTAACCTACGCGCAAGCATTAACCTTAAAGGAATTAGGGTTCGATGAAAGATGTTTGATAAAATCTGAGCATACTAAAAAATGTGTAGAGAAAGAAAGACCTGGAGGATGTCAATTACATAATCTGCATTGTGGCTATCCTGATTGTACAATAGATAAAACTATTACACCAATTCCATTACCACTTAAACAACAAGTATTTAGATGGTTTAGAGAGACACGCAATCTGATTGGATTGATAGAAGGAGGATATGATAATGGTAAAAATATGTTCAGCTATGTTATTTGGCGAGGCAGTTTTGATGATTGGATAGACACCTATTGGGACACCTACGAAGAAGCAGAGAATGCTTGTATAGATAAACTTATAGAGATTGCTAAACAAAAAGACAATGGATAACATTTATTGGAGAACAGACAAACCACCAAAGGTTGGTCAATACATCGTTAACATTGGTGCTAATGGCATCAGTTGGGGATGGTGGGATGGTAACAATTGGAGAAAATTATGGCACGAATATCAGATAGATGTATCTGGTTGGTTGCCTACACCTTTACATAAACAACAAGACTAATGCCAATATACACAGGATATTCAGCTGATGGTTCAGATATGCAGGAATTTCAAGGTATGTACCTATCCTCGTGTGGGAACTTTTTTAGCAGTCATCCATTCACAAAACAAGAAGAGAAGGCTTGCAGAAAGGATGCGTACAAGAAGAGGATAAAGAATCTGATGAACTCACAGTTTAAACAACCAAACAATGAAAATAGAGACTAAATACAATATTGGAGATGTAGTATTTTTCGACAAATATGGTAGTATAGCGAAAGGTAAAATCGCAGATGTACACATCTCGTCTAATAGATTGGGGTTAAAGGTAATTTACGAAGTAAATACTGCGCCTAGCTGGTACGAAATGTTTTCTTTTATGTGGCGTAAGTATAGTATAAATCTTACAGAAAACGATTTGTATTCATCTATGTCTGATGTAGCCGAAAAAAACATTTCTGAGTTGCAGGATGAGATTGACATCAAAAACAAAGAGATAAATAGAATAAGAGAACAAGTATCTAAACAACAAGACAATGCCTGATATAGCAATGTGCCAGGGAGAAAATTGCCCCATTAAAGAAACGTGTTATCGTTTTACTGCCACCCCAAGCAAGTGGAGGCAGTCGTATTTCGCAGAGACTCCTATCAAAGAGGATAATACTTGCGAGCATTTTATGGAGATTTGGAATAAACCAAAAAAGGAAGATGAACAATAAATGCACCTTGGAAGAATATAAGGGCTGTTGTTGTCAATGCGAGTATAGCACCCCTTTAATGAAGCATCCATTCAATAAAGAAGTTGGGAATGGAAGAATGAATGAGGCAATGGGATATGCTTGTATTGGCTTCTTTTCTTTAGGCGAAAAGGTGGCTCATTTTTTTGAAAACGAACACGGTATGTGCGAACTATTTAAACAGAAGAACGATGGAAAATAAACAAACACCAGTCGAATGGCTAGAAGAGTTGTTGCACTTTGAATGTAAATATAGTCTTAATAATGAAGTAATAATTAATTATGATGTATTAGATAACATTATTATGAAAGCCAAACAAATGGAGAAAGAGCAGATAAAAGATGCTTGGTTATATGGTCAAGATGATGGAGCTACTATTTGTACTCCTAATCAACAAGAACCAGAAGAACAATATTATAACGAAACATATGGAAAAATTAAATAGAGGTGACAAGATTTTTCTTGATTCAGAGAACAAAAAAGAATCATTTGTAAACGATTACTTGGAATGCAGGGATGGAATTGTTGAAGTTTACGAATACACTGACCAATCTGGATACGGTTCAAGAACAAGATTGTTTTTATGCAAAAATACAAAACACGAATCAGTAAGTATAATTCGGCAAATCTGGAGTGACTATAATAAGGAATGGCTTGAGGAATATATGGTCTTTGACACAGATTCTTTCTTATTCCTAGAAGCATTAGTTAATGGCAAAAAAGACGAATACTGTGGAACGTATTCTCTTGTAAGAGATTATTAAAAAAAATAAAAAAACAATACAATGGAAACCAAACAAATTACATTTAAAGAGGCATTAAAGATTCTTGATATCGAGGACTATCGAGAAAGAATATTCAATAGCAACTCTCGTGGCGAATTATACCACCTACAAGATTACATTAATTTAGCTAAATTTTTCAAAGACTATCCGACAGCAGTACCCGTATTCAAGAAGCACTTCGAAGAAACAGTGGAAGATGCATATAAGAACTGGGAAAGACCCCAATCCGTATTTCAACATTTAAAAGAAATGTTATAAATAATAATCTGATGGAAACTAACACAGAAGAACCCAAAGAATTAATGCGACTTACATCCGACGGACAATTATACGTTGAAGGAGAACTTGTCTCAGAAGAGGTTATTAAAGAAATGTTTAAGCATATTTTAAATCAAGAAGATGGCAAATAAACAGACAGCAGTAGAATGGTTAACTAAAAGATGTAATGATTCATTAGATAAGGAGCCAAACGAACCTACTCAGCAAGAGATTGGATATAGCAAGGCTTTAGTTCATTTTATTATTTTACTTAAAGAAGCCAAACAAATGGAGAAAGAGCAGATAATAGACGCTTATTCATATGGATTTTGGCGAGGCAATAATGATGATGATTTTGAGCCTGAGGAGTATTATGAAGACCCATATTGTAACCCAGATAATAAATATTATGGAAAATAAATCAATCTACCTTTACCCGTATGTATTCTGGTGGAATGCATACGAAGACCTATGGTACGCTATCCCTCGCGAGCATTACTCCGAGTTTTGGAATGGTAACAAAGATGTCGCTATGAAGGCGCATTATATGGAAGAATTAGTTTTACAATTAATATACGACGAAGATGAAGAAGATTAAATTAATGTACTACAAGTCAGCAGATGCAAGCGAGGTTTGCATTGTCGACTACAACGAACTTAAAGTAAATTTTTATGACAAAGAAGGGAACTATCGTTACCGATTACTTGGAGCAATCAACGACAGAATTGAAGCTAACCTGTCCTATAACGGATGGACTAAAACGAACGCCGCCACTATCAACAAATTCAGAGATGCAGTTCAAGAGATACAACTTCAGGAGAGTTAGAGGTTATTACCTTAAACTAGGGGGAATCATATACCGCGCAGAAAAATATCAGGATGTTCCTAGAGAACTGCGCTATAACGTTGTTCCCCATATTAGATTATTTGAATGGTATTTTTATAAGGTAGATGTACGATGGCAGACAATGCAAAGAATGAAAACTATGAAAAAGCAATCCAGTGGGCTACTGAGTACCTTGAGAAGAATACTGAACCTAGAGAAGTAAGGTATAAGCAAGGCGTGATTTGTCATAGCGACATTGATATGGTTAAGACTAATCTTAACAGATTAGTTCACGCCAAAGGACGTGCGCAACAGGCATCTTATAGGCAGATAAGAGAATTTAAGATTTATTTGTCTCAAAACTTGACTTAACAAAAACGTTTACCTATCTTTGAGTCAGGTTGAAGGAAGTCAGTCACCATATTACCGAAAGCGCAAAGTCTCAGCGTGATTAAGGAGGAGAGCAAACGTAGTTATCTGAGTTGGTGTGAGGATAACTATATAGTCAGGTAGTTTAATGGTAGAAAGCGGAAACGGGAGTAACCGAAAGGTCAGTACCAATCACTTGCCGCGGAATAGGTTCGAATCCTGTCCTGACTACTAGAGAGAACCGTTAGTTTTCGGCTGTTTACAACTGGAAAACTAGCAGACGTCATACTCTATGACTGCTGGAAAGACAGCAATTTACTTGTTTAAATATACGACTATAAATATTGGCAATGAGGTTCTCAGTCGTATAACCCTCAATACACGGTTTGCCACTGCAAGGTTACAAGTAATGACAGCTGGAAAGACAGCAATTTAGTCAGGTAGCTTAAAGGTCATAAGGAAATTGACCCTTGAGGATTAGAGCACTCGAAAGAGATGGGGTGTGGGTTCGATTCCCATTCTGACTACTAGATTTAAGATATGATAAAGAAAATAATACTAGACCGTATGAATAATATGCGGGCTAAACTTAAGGAAGCTCAGCACGAGAAGTTAACTAAGTACGTTAGCGAAGAACGTTGCGACGAGTACAAGACTCGATTAGACGAGTTGCAATGGCTACTGAAGAAAGTAAGTATGGCTGAAAAGAATAAGTTAGCAAACTTTTCCCAAGAGAAAGACGTAGACCACGAACCCCTAACTCGGGAGATACTAGAAGAAGTAATTGGACGCTTATCCTCAAAGATGTGATTATGATAGACAAAATACTAGAATACTTTAACGACGAGACTGAGTTGATTAAAGCGGATGGATTTGATGATGCTATCATTGGACTAGAACAACAACATATGAAGTTGGTGTACTCAGTACCTAAGTGTATTGAGGTGCTAGTTAAGGATGGGATGTCTGTTGATGACGCGATAGATTATTTCGAGTATAATGTGCGAGGTAGTTTGACATTTGAAGGCTCACCCTTGTTTGTTGACACTGACTGGGACTAATGCCTAAAATAGATTTCCACAGAACAGACTGCAGAGAATGCCACAATCCACACGAGTTAAGACTTGTAAGGAGATGCTTGGGAAAGACATTCCGTTGCCAACAGTGCGGGTATCCACACCTAGTTGAGATGACAACTAATGGATTTTTTCACCTACATAAACGAAATGAACGAAACAAGATTTACCTGCGCAAGAAGGAGATGTGGGATAACGAGGCATACTTGAATGAGTTGATTCGAAAGAAGATTAAACGCTTCTCAGGTAAGTATAACAAGGAGCTACTAGACAAGTTCTACAAAGAAGGTAAGTGGCTCTGGGTGTTGAAAGCCCGCAAGATGTTTATCGAGGAGGCACATATGCTAGGGATATCCGCTTGGAATATCTTTAAATTCTTTAGAAACAACGGAGGTATAATTGACCTGCGAACTATACAATCATACATAAACCAAACAACAACGTGAGAAAAAAAAGAGCACTCGACGACCAAGAGATTAGAGATATGGTCGCTTATTATGCTAAGTGTCAGTCACTTAGAGATTTCATTGATGAGAAAGTTGTCCCTGCAAATTTCCATTACCAGAAGGTAAAGCAGTTCACAAACTTGTTAGTTAGAGAATTAGAGGGTCAAGTAGATTATCTAATTAAACAGAATCCAGATGGAGACATCGAAGCAATAGTAGAGCAGTTTGTGAATTGTTCTCAGCAAGTTGACTACCTATATGGTATTTCATTAAGGATGGAGCTATTAGATGAAGGCAAGAAAATAGAGTGTGCAACTAGGGTATCAGAAATTTTTAGAGAATATGGAGTTGAAAAATAGTGAGGTAGAACAAACTACTACGTTTACGGATAGTGTGGTATTTGAAATCATCAAAGAGTTTGGTGAGAGAGCCGAGAAGGGTTATAATAAGTACGGAACAGATATGGACAGAACAGACTTATCCGTAGCTGACTGGGCACAACATCTAAGAGAAGAATTGATGGATGGATTAGTCTATCTTACAAGATTAAAGAAAGATATTATTAAGTTAGAAGAAGAGTTAGAGGCGCGTCGGAATGACACTAAGTCAGAAGGTGAGCTTAAGTTCTACGATGGCGCGGAATTTGTATCATATAAATACGTTACCCAACCAAACAAGAAATAGTTGTTGATTTGATTTTCATAAGTGTGTGTGCGAAAAGGTAGCCTGTTATACGGGCTATCTTTTTTTATTATAAACTATTTGTTTTATAAAAATCAATAACTTATCTTTGTCAAAGAAATCAATCAAACAATGAGAAAAACAAGATACAGCGATGTAGTCAGCAAGGCTGAGGTACTCGCAAATGACCCCAACAGCTACACCAGAAGAGGTGCGCTAAAGTCCAAGGTACAGAGAAGATTAAGTAGAATGACTACTCGTATAGTATTCCTTACTCAGTTCGAACAACCTGAAGAAATTATTAACTATTAAACCAAACAAATAAAATATGGCACGTTCAGATGCACACACTGCTACAGCGCAGTCCCCAGTAACAAAGTACCTAACTTGGTCATCAGACGAGAAAGGTTTTAAAGTTTTCGACAAGAAAGCAGAAGGCAAGTCAGTTATTAAGTTGCCTATCAAGTTCATTCATTACGATGAGTTTGCAACTATCAAAGGATGGGACGAGAACAACAAGACTGGCATCTACTCTAATGAGGTTAAGAATACTAAGCAAGAGACTTTAACAGTAAGAACTAAGAATAGAGTTATTGCTGAAGGATTTTATCAAGACATCAAGCCTGTGGTAAATACGGCTGGTGGAGATTACAACGTTAGCTTATATGCTGAGTTAGATGGAGAGATTGTAAACTTTGCATTAAAGGCGTCAGCGCTTGGAGCTTGGTCTAATTTCTCTGCAGAAAATAGAAAGAAGTTCTTGAAAAACTATGTAACCGTAGTTGGTTCTAAGGAAGAGAAGAAGGGTGCAGTTAAGTATCATATCCCTGTGTTTGAGATTGGTGATGCTATTGAGGAGTCAGTTAGCGCTACATCTGACAAGAAGTATGATGAATTAGCGGCTTACTTTAAAGAGCGCGGTAATAGCGCAAACTCTGCTACAGAAGAAGTTGCAGTAAGTCATCCTGACCCAATTATGCCTCCACAAGAATCTTCTATCCCAGCATTCGACGAGCCTGCTGATACATCTGAACTTCCTTTCTAATATGAGCGAGTTAGCATCACTAAAGAAAAGTACGATTGTCTCCGCTGACAAACGAGAAATGACAAACATTGTGAGCCAATATCTTGAGGATATGGCTTACAATGGCGGAGAACCTCTAAAAGACCTAGCGTTATGTAGAAAGTACATATTCTTGCTAGAAGAGTTAGAGAAGGGTCTTAAAGACTTTGCTATTAAGGAACTAGAAACATACGACAGAAATGAAACCAATGTACTTGGGGCAATTGTTAAGGCTGTCGATTCTCCTGGTAAATTTGATTTCTCTGAGTCATCTGCTTGGGTTAGTCAAAAAGCTAAAGTAGACGCTGAGACTAAAAGACTTAAAGACATCGAAGCGTTCGCTAAGACGCTTAAGTCTAAGACTACAGTGGTAGACGAAGAGACTGGAGAGACAATAGAATATTTCCCTCCCGCTAAATCAAGTTCAACATCAATTAGAGTAACCTTATCGTAATGGAAAGAACATTTAATCAGGTGTGGGATAACATTGGAGCGCAACTCTATAACCTACACCGTCAAAAGATAGACTCAGCTAAGGCTAAGTTCGCCAAAGAGAAAGAAGATGATAAACATAATAAAAGAGATTAGGACTGAACTGGGTATGACTCAGGCGGTATTTGCTAGAGAGGCGGGATTCAATACCGTTCAGCAGATATCAGGACTAGAAAATAATCAACGAGGCATAGGATTTAATCTCCTAGGTAAGATGGTTAGGAACTTGTCCGCCAATGGTCACCCAATTTCTCTCGACGTCAACCTAACCGTTGGTAATAAGACACTAAGAATCCACTAATGGTAATAGATGAAGAGATTGCAAGAATTGAAATAGAATGGGAAGGGGTTGACCTGTCTCTTAACAAATGGTACGCGAACAGACACTGGTCTTTCCGTAACAAGGAGAAAGAGTTCTGGGCTAACCTCTTCCTTAAATTGCTTCCTAAGCGCACAAAAAAGATAGACAAGTATATTATCACAATGTACTTCAATAGTCGCTTAGACGCCAGCAATACCGTGCCTATGATTAAGATTCTAGAGGATACTATGAAGAAGGCGCACTACATTGTAGATGACTCCAAGAAGTTCTGCAAAGGTATCCAAATTTACCCAGATGAAACTCTCGGTAAGAAACATTACAAGTTAACCGTTCACATCCTATCCTATGCAACTAAAGAAACTAAAGCTTATCGCGCCTGATACTTATCAAGAGAAGTTGGCGGATATGTTCTCTAAAGAAGTATTCAATACGAACATTGAAAAGTACATTGAGCGCAAGCAGTCAGACGTCAAGAAGATTATAGCTGACATTTATATAGGAAAGATGGCGGAGTATGCGGTGTGGAATTACCTACAACGAGATGGCAAGGATGCTACGTTTCCCGACATAGCAATCTATCCTGCTAAGAAGAAATCTTACGACGCTGATATAACCTGCGGTGACATTAAGATTCACGTCAAGTCTTGCATTGCAATGGGAGTATATCCTATTAGTTGGGTGTTCCAACCTAATGACCCTGTTACGATTAACCCTTCCAACAAAGACTTCCTAGCGCTTGTTTCTATTGAAGATGACAATTCCTTTAATGCGTACTTTGTTAAGGCAGTAGATGTGCTAGAAATGTACGAGAAGCCAAAGAAAGAAGGATTAGATAAAAAAGTTATTTACGAATCAACCTTATTGCAATGACAGTAACAATAGCAGAAATTAGAAAAGCTAATTTTATTGAATTTAAGAATACTTCAAGTATGTGCTCTATAGATTATTCATATAAAGTGAGCACAGATGATGGCAAGTCAAAAGTATTTAGCGACAAAGACTCCGCTGAGGCTTATATTGACTTTCTTCAGCAAAGAAAAAAAGATTACGAAAAAGTTATCAAAGAAATAGAAATATGACAGACAGATACAAAGACGACGAGCTATGGGATTTAGAACAGAGAATTCACAAATTAGATTTACCTTTTGGCGTCAAAACAGATACTATAGCATTATTTGTTGCTGAAGAGATTAAGCGAGAGGTGTACCATAACAAAGACAGGATGGATAGCTACAGGTTCTGGGATGAGATGCAGAATCACATCTTTGAGAAACGAGCTGACTTAGAAAGAAGATTACAACAATTAAGAGATAAAAAATGAAACCTTTATTCAAGATACACTCAGTTGAGAGCAAACACTATGTGATGTATGGAGAGAAGAAGACTTATCCATTTGGATTTACCAGAATTAAATGGAAGCCATTTATCTCTTATGCAGGATTGCCTGATTGCGCATATCCTTTTACATCAAAGGAGCGCGCTATAAAGAATGCAGTAGAAGTATTTGAGAAATATTTAATAGAACAACACGTATGGCAGCACTAATCACCTTCTTAGTTCCATTTGCAATAGCAATGGTTATTACTTACAATTGGATTAAAGGCATAGAACATATGCAAAATAACCATCCTGATTACAAAGGAGAAGATTTTTTAGGGGAAGACGAGAAGAAGTAATTACTTCTTGCCTCCGCGCGCGCGTCTGTCGCCTGCAGTATCTGTCTTGGATGCTCTGTTAACAGACGCCTTCTTCATTACAATACCTTTCTTAGTGTGAGATGCGTCTAAGCCATCGCCATTACCATACGTACCTCTGTCTCTATTAACCTTAACAAGCTCCGCTCTCTTAGCGCGTTGTTCTGGTTTAGCATTATGCTTCTTATCATACGCTAATTTCTTAGCATAGCTCTCTGGATTCTTCTTGTAGTACTCAGCTGATTTCTTCATCATCACGCTCAACTTTATGTTTTGAAGCCACTAAGTTACACATTTTTATGAAGTAATCCTGAGAGTAGATGTATTTCATATAGTTAATGTCCTTATGGACTATCTGTATATTATCGCGCACATAACCCTTTGCGTTATCTATTCTGTCCAAAGATGCAGTGTCGTTAAACGAAATTGGGACACCTGACAAGGCGCAGACTTTATCTTGCGCGATGTAGATATCCCAAATTTCTTCTATTGTAATTGTAAACTCGTAGCCCCTTTGTGTCGCTCTTCTTATCTTACCATTATACCACGAAACGGGTATTTCTTGATATGGAACAAACGCCTTTAGCCTATTTGCACACGACCTACAAGGGGTATTGTTCTTTATCCCCCTGTTCCTTTCAGACACCTCTCTGTATGCCAGTTCTCTTTGGCATATTGGGCATTGTCTTGTATGTGGCTTATCTACCAGTGTATCCAAGAGACTTGATGTGCGCTAACACTTTTTCGTCAATCTGCTTTCTTGAAAGATTACCTGACTTTAAAAGCTCGGCTCTCATATCATCTGCTTGTTCTCTGAAATAAAGCATCTTATTCAACTCAGGCTCTGAGATATTTTGTCTCATTCTTGAGCGCTTAAACTTCATTAAATCAGACTCAGCTTCAAATGCTTTCTCAGATGAACCTCCAAAATCTTTAGGATTTAATGAGGTGTAGTCTCCTTTTAATAAAGCCTTATATGGGTCTTCTCCAGCTACTCCCGTAGGATTCCCTGCGCTCATATTAGCTGTCATAGCATTGAACTGCTTAACAGGTTGCCCTGCCTGTAGATACTTAGCTTGTGGTGGAACTTGTGATGTAGCCTGAGCTTGCGACTGAGGTGACATCCCTACCATTGAGGATTGAGACTGAACTGGGTCAGGGTCTACCCTGCTGAATAATAAATCTGATAGATTAGATAACATATTATGAACCTTTAACCCACTTCTTAGAAGGGGATGCTGTTTTACTTGGAGACCATTTTACTTTGTTTGCCCAATATGCGGCGCTCATCTTGCCCTTAGCAATGTTCTTTGCGTGACGAGATTTAAACGCCTCGCGCTGACCTGCAGTTTGGTTAGTCTTAACGCCTGCTTGACCAAAGCGAATAAGCTTTACACGGTCTCCTTCTTTAGCTAAGACAATGTGAGACTTACCATTATGAGTACTTCTCTTGGGCTTATTAACACCCGAGAGACCGTACTTTTCTAGTTTGTTCTTTATTGAATCGTTAATCATTTCTTCTTAGCGGTTTTAGCGGCTTGCTTAAATTGCTTAGCTGTTGGAGCTCCTTTAGTGCCAGGAGTTCTCATTTTTTCTCCAGAACCAGCTTCAATTCGTTTCCGCTTAGCGTGAATATTAGCGTATAACCCATTTTTCATATTATTTCTTCTTTTTCGATGCAAGATACTTAAAATAATTCACTTGTTTTTCACGCTTTTCTATTCCTGCCTTGGTCTTAGCGGTTCCTAGATTACGTCCAGTTGTTTTGGAGACTAACTTGTAGCCTCCAGCGACTTTCTTTATCATCTTATCTTTCTTTTAAAACACCTTTGTTATCATAAATCTTCTTGTAGTACATCATTGTCATTGGAGTCGCAATTCCCATTATCTTTAAATCACGCATTACTTGTTCATTTTGTGTAACATTAAAGTTAGGAAAGCTTGCATACAATACTTTGGCTCTAGCTTCATCAGTTGTTGCACCAAATGCAATAGCTCCATATCTATACTTATTACTAGGTAGTGCTAGATAACTCTGCTCTGTTAATGCTTTATAATAATTCGCAGCAAACTTCTTGTCTCCTACATCTGGCAAAGATGTCAAGTAGTTAATTACATCTTTTGATGGCGCTTTATCTTCCGCCATTTTCTGGATATCATACTTAACTTCTTGTCTGTAAGAACCAACGTTCTTGTTTTCTTGCTCTACAATTTCCTGAATATTAACATACTTGCCATTGTTCTTTTTGTCGGTAGTACCTGTAGCTCTACCTAACAAGTCTGCAACAGGCTGAATCGCAAAATCACCTACCTTTTGACCTGAATATTTAGATTGCTCTTTAGCAGATAATCCTCCTAATGACTGTGGCACTAAGTTCACAAACTTATCCATCATAGTATATGCTAATCCAACCGCAATGTTTGTATGCGGATTAGTAATCATATCTTCAACAAGTTTTTGTGTTCTAATAGGAGATACTTCTACTCCTACGTTATCAGCTACTTTAGCCATTATCTTATAGAATCCAAGGACATTCTCATTGAATCTTCCTTCATCTTTAGTGTTAACAACGTCGTAGTTGATATCTCTTCCTGTCCAAAGGTTTTTATTAGCAGCATACTCATAAATAGCCTTAGCTGTAGGAGGCATCATTGTAGTAAACTTAGGTAACATCATTGCCAAGTCCTCTTGCAAAGTCTTAGCTAGTACACCATCTAGCTTTTCAGGAGTTTTAGCTATGTGCTTATAGTACATCCCTTCTCCCATATTTTGGAATAGATTCCAGAAGAATTTAACTCCAGTTGGTACAGGTATTTCTCCATACGAATGTGTGCCATCTGAATTCTTGAATGGAGAGAATACTAATAACTTACCTGCTTTAGCTTGTTGTAAGTCGTCGTTATCCCATTCATCCCCAGCAACCATCATATTGTACAACGTAAGGGCAATCACACCAAGTCCAGTCTGAGCAATCTTATTAAAGAACTTAACAGGATTGTTTTTAATGTATTCCGCTGTAATTCTAGTACCTTGGAAAGCCACGTTAAGGTAAGGAATAAACCCATCTAGGTACTTAGTTAATAAGCCACCTCTGTGGAAATCCATTGCACCTCTAGCCTCATAAGCCGCTCTTGACTTAATCTTTTCCATTGCCGCAGCATCTGGAGTTTGACCATTGTTCTCGCTTTCGTATTTAGCTATCTCTCTTTCTTTAACAGACTTGTAAGCATTTAACTTAGAAGCTAATTCAGATACGTTACCTAAATAAGATAAAGTATCCTCAATATAATTTAGGACTGGTCTATTTGAAGTTCCCTCCTGAGACTGAGTCATCATTAAACCACCTGCCTGAGCGTATTCTAAAGCTAATTCTGCTGTAGCCTTATCTTTTGCAATAATAGACTTAGCAGTTGACACTGTGCCAGAAATAGCCTTAGCATATTCCCCAGCTACACCTACACCTGCGCCATTATATACATCATTAAAGTGAATCTGAGACAGTAAGTCAATTGGAATGTTAGTAATAAAGAATCCAATGTTCATGCCTGTCGCAAGTTGTCTTAAGACTTGTGCACCAGATGCCTTAGATAACATTTTGTATGCAGGGTGATTAGTATTCCACTTCTCTACATCTGAGAATTCGTTAGCTAAATCTGATTGTAACTGAAATCCTTGGTTAATACCATTAACCTTGAATATCATATTAGTAAATCCGTAAGCCGCCTCCTTGAACTTTAACGAACCGTCCTTGTTTGTTGCAATAGAACCATCCGCACGTCTTTCGTAGTTTAGTTCTTTAAAGAATGGCAAGTTCTTTCCAGCACCTTCTTGGAAGAAAGTCTGTAAAGCTTTGTTAGTCATTACCTTGTGCTCAGTAGCCACCATTGCCGAATGCAATAGTTTCATAGAGTCTGTCTCTAGGTAATCTAAGCTACCATCTTTAATCCCTTTTATCTCATCTTGATTTAATGATACACCTCTATTAGCATATAGATTAGCATTAGTATCGCCAAACATATGTTCAAAGAATTTACGCGGGCTATAGTTATAGTCCTTGTACATATCATATTCCTCTTTAGTAATAAGTCCGTTATCGTACTTATATTTTAAAAGCTCAGAGAATGTGCTGAAGTACTTATTTGATTTATCGTATATCTTATTATACGCATCTTCGCCTAAAGACTTTTTGTAATCAGCTAATGTTTTCTCAGCCGACTCTTTATTCGTAGTTATATCTTTGCCATTTACATCTGTATGTGTCGGATGGTCTGGTCTTGCTTTCTCTTTAGCTTTTTCGTGAAGAGCTTTTATCTCTTTGTCAATATTCTGAAGCTCATCTTTTGTTTCAGCAATCTTTTTTAACTCAACTAAGTCTCTAATCTTTTTATTGATTAAGTTCCTCTGATTGTCAAAGTTTGCATCAATAGCAATTACACGGCGCAAGAATATGAAGTCATCTAATCTAGCTACCTCTTCTTTTGTTAAATCAGAGTAGATGTCTTTATATATACCTTGGAACTTAAAGTTTGCTAATGGAGCCGCTCCTGCCTTATTAACTAAAGCGTACAAAGAGAACTCCATATCAGCGTCTTTTAGCGCGCGTCTAATGTTTACTTGTCTATCGAATAACCATTTCTGAACTTCTGTTGGGAACTTCTTAATATCAAACTTCCTCTTCTGCTCAAAAGCTTTTTTAGAAGCTTGAGTTGCATTAGGGATTTTTTGCTGACGAAGCAAATCTCTACTTGAGATAAGCTCTCTTGTCATTGTTTCAACCGCCTTGTATGGAGAGTTTAATCTACCTGCGCTAATCCAATCTTTGATGATAGGGAAATAGTCAGAGATATTATTGAACTCATCTAATACGCCAACTGGCTGACCCTTTACAACATAAGGGTAGCTAGGGTGATTCGGGGCATCAATAAAGTAAATACCCTTAGCCTCATTTACTAGCTCTTGTCTAGTTGTGTAAATCTTGATATTGCCTTTTGCATCGTATTCGGGCTCATCTAGCTTCAATACAGATACGATATCGTGGTCGTTAGCAGAATCAGTCTCCTGCTCAGCTAATCCGTCTACAATGTCAGCAATAGAAGCAACGTTATATTGCTCTAAGAATTTATACCAAGCGCCTGTACTTTTCTTGTCCCAGCTATCTTTTAGTAATGTACTCCAGAAAGAGCCGCGGCTACCAAATGATTCTTTTGATAAAGATTCCTTAAGGCTTGCCAAACTAGGCACTTCTTTTCTTTTTTTAGTTACTTCAACTAATTCGCCTTTCTTGTTTTTCTCTTTAACAGTAATCTTGTTATTAGACTCTACACCATACTTCTCTAAAAAAGCCTTTCCTGCTACTAATTGCTTGCCTCCTGATACAGAGTTCAATTTGTCATTTAACTGCTTTAAGAACTCCTTCTCAGATACCTTACCATTAGTCACTGGAGCTGTCAACTCAGCAAAAGACACTTCGTTAAAGTTGTGATTACCACGACTTCCTGTTGAGCGCGCCATTCTATATACTAATGTATAGTCTTGGTTTGCTGCGTTAACAACCATTTCTCTAGCAGCCTTGATAGTTACAGATGCCCAAACTAAACCAGCGTCTCTAACCTCCTTAATGTAAGGATAGAAAACTCCACCCATTAAGTTGTTAACTTTAACTCCAGACTTTTCATTAACGTACTCGCCAACCTTTGTATGGTCAGACATTGTTACGCTATATCTTTTTCCAACTAACTTTCTCTTATCAAATGTAGGATGTGGCAAAACACTGATATTACCCCTGCTTTGTTTAATCTGTGGCTTTCTTCCTGTCTCTGGCGCAGGATTCTCTATAGTGCCTGTAATGTTTAAGTTAGAAGGCTCATATAGTTCTCCATTAAAGTCGCTTCCGATATTATCAATATCTTGTGCGTCTTGCTCACTAATTGCAGCTAACTCAGATATTCTACCAGTATTTATTTTATTGCCTGACTGTATTGACCTAGCTAAGTCAGTAAAGAACTTCATATCCTCTTGAGCAGACGAAGATTCTGGGAATAACTTATCAGCCAACTTAATTAGTGACTGGTTATTCATTTTCTTAGCTACCTTTTGAATGAACTCTTTGATAGCCATTCTTATTTTATGTAATCTACTAGGAGTGAATTTAACGTCTCCTTTCGTTAACATACCAGCTAATTCAGACAAGAACTCCTCAGCCTGCATATCTACGCCATCCCCTTCGTACTGTCCCGCAAATTCTTGCAATCTAGAACGTTGTGGCTCAGGTATAAATGGCAGGATTCTCTCTACTATATTAGCGAACTCTTTAGGGTTTTGCTTAGCCAAAGGTAATAATACCGCGTGAGCTACTTCGTGAGGAATAACTGTTCCTGTTAAAGTATTAATGATATTACCATCTGAATCCTTAGCAGTCTTGTTAATGTGTACATTTCCTGTAACAGGATTAAATAATCCACCAGCGCCTAAAGAAGCCTCTATAGCATCCTCTCTGCTTACGCCTTCATTAACCAATCCCTCTATCATAGAATCTTCGTTATCGTAGATTACCATTTTAGAGTTAGGTGATACTGATTTTAATGCTTTGTATGCGTTAGATACAATGTTCTTAACTTGCGCTCCTAATGTATTTAATATAGGATTATCTGTACGCGTCTCAAACTCACTATCAACTTCAACAGCCTGACGTGGAGTTAGATTTGTAGTAGGTTCAGCTTGTTGAGTTGTAGTAGGTTGTTGAGCTGTCTGACTAACAACAGGAGCTTTTCTGCCTGCTAATTTAGTTGTCCAATCAAAGCTCATACCAATAGTCTCTTCCTTAACAACTTGCTCAAATACAGCATCAGATACTGTGCCTAACTTATCTTGCTTTGCTTTTAATGCAATATCTAGAGCTAAGTCAGGATTGTTAACCTGGAACGTTGTATTGTTTCTGTTGTCCTTTAGTACAACACCTGATACGTTACCATCCTCATCAAACTTGCTTTCCACAAATTCAGTGAAGTTTGTGTCTATAACAATAGGATTCTTAGATACCCTATTTTGTTCATCTCGTATTTGAGCTTTCTTGTTAAAAGCAACTTTTGGCTTCAATACAACTTTACCTGATGGAGTAACTTCAGCAACCGTATTAGTTACTGTTCCATCTTCTGAGGTGACTGTGACTGCATTTCCTGCCCATCTGCTGTTTGCAACTGATTGGGCTGCTCCTTGCCTTTCAACTCTTCCAATTTCCCTAGTACTTTTAGTTGTTTGTCTTTCGGTAACCTCTGTAAAATCAGTTTTTGTTGCAAATTCATATCCGTCTAATTTTTGTATTTGTTCAAATATAGGGTCGGTAATTAACGCCTTTTGTTCTGGAGTTAATGTCTCGTCCTTATCTACTTTATCAGCAATTGAATACAACTCATCAGCTGATTTATCTAAGTCATTTTCGTCAATCTCTTTGTTGTCGCTTAGTCTTTCTTGAATAGGAGCTAGAGCATTATTTACGCTACCCATTATATCAAAATCTTCGAAGTATTTACTTGTTACCTCTAAGTCTTTTTCAGATTGCGTTTTACGAGCTTCCGCTGCTGCCTTCTCTCCTGTTGCATCAAACTCATCAAAGATAGCCTTTCTCTTGTTTTCTAAATCCTCTATCTTCAAATCAAAGGTCGCGATTAAGTCTTCTGTTTTAGCCATAGACTTAGCGTACTCAAAATCCTCTATCTTGTTGGTTAGCTTTAACGCTTCAACGCGCTGGTCAACAGGAAGGTTTGCAACTAATTTATAGTTGTCGTTAGCGATACCAAAGTTGTATTTATAGATATCGTCAATTTTCTCTTTAGCGATTTCTCTGGCTTCTGTAGGGATTGATTCATCGTTTACAACATCTTCTAATCTAGAGATTTGACGCTCTTGTTCTTTTGTTAGTTTTTGCTTTGATACAGATGCGCCAATAGAGCTGATTCCTCCGCCCATAAATCCTCCAATAAGGATTGAGTCGTAGAAGTCATCTAAGGCTTTATCGTAGTCCTTCTTGTCTAATTTACCAGAGTCAATAGTATCTACGACAAATCCTGCAGCGTTAGAAATTCCTTCTTCTACTGCTTCTTGACCTGCGCCTTTTAAGCCTTCCTTAACAACACCTCCCCAAGTACGAATAATCGCTTCTCTTGCTTCTTTCTTACCTTGGCTCTTTATGATATTTTTTATCATATCAGTCGCGCCATCCATAGTTACATCGACAATAGCCGCACCTGTTTTACGGATAGTTTTTAAGTCGGTGTCAAAAATCATCTCAGTTAAACCTTCGACAACACCTTTTACACCTGACTGAAGAATATCTATTCCTGATACATCTTTGTCTTTTTCGTATTCTTCCTGAACGGCTTGAGAACCAGCAAGTGTTGCAGACGCTCCGAATTGAGCTAGTTTTGATTCACCAGCTGCTACAGTAGCAATTAGTTGTGGGAGTTGTTTTACAGACTCAATACCAATCTTTAAAAACCCTTGAGTTGGGTCTTCTCTTAGTAATTCATTAGCTGGTCTGTATAAGTTATCTTCCTTAAGACCCATAGATACCGCACTTTTTTCAAGTTGCGGCATTGTATTCTCGTTGTACTCAGCTGCTTTTTGAGATAGCCATTCAGAAGGAGCTTCTAATATGTCGATTAATGGCTTAATCTCTTTCTGCCCTCTAATATCATCTTGTCCAACAGCTCCTTTAATTGCCCCTGTAACAAGTTTTGTTAAGAACGTTGCTCCACCTGCAACAGTAGAGCCAGCCATTCTTTTTAAACCTAAGTCAAATGTATCAGATAATCCGCCCCAAAATCCATCCTCGTCCTTTCTCGTATCCGTAGAAAGCTTTGCCCCAGATAATTCCGTATCGACTTTTTTTTTTGGCATCAAAGGCAAACTTGGTAATTCTGAGCTTACTTTTTTTGACGGCATTTTAGGCAATTCAATCATTTTATTTTGTTTTTATAACGTATCCGTTTTTTTCTAAGAAATCTTTATACTCGTCATAATCATATCCTTCTGCTTTAACTTTAGCAGTAACCTCGTCAAGTGTTACAGTCTTTGCAGGAGTAGCCGTAGCTGCTTTTATTGGATTAGATGAACTAACAAATCCTTCTATATCAGAAACAAATGGCTTTGTTCCTTTCTTGGCTCCAAATGTTCTTTTTAAATTATAGATAAGATTACTTTTACCTAAGTCTCCAGATATCTGCTTTTCGCTTCTAACTCCGCCTACCATACCGTTGGCAATCCAAGTATCAATACTAGTATTTGCAGGAGGGGTCATATAACCTACCATATTTTTACCAGTCTTTTTATCTTTATAAATCTCAGTAACTGCACCTTGGATTGTACGTCCATTTACTTGAGGAATATCAACTACATATCCTTTACCTCCAAAGTTAATAGCTTTTTTGGTCTCATCTTCATAGATATTTGTTGTAGGAGCATTAGCTTGCAATTCTGCGTTAATTTTATTTATCTGTGCTTGAGTTAAAGCTCTTCCTGCAGCCTCTGATGCAAGTTCTGATTTTATCTTTTTCTCAGCATATAAAGATGTTGTTTCTGCTGTCTTAGCTTGCGCAGCTTGAGTCTTTAATTCATCTGCTGATTTAAGCTGTTGTACCTGAGCTGTCATTGGAACCTTAGATGTATAATATTGAACCAATTGCTTATCGCTCATATTCTCACCCGCAAATCCTGCTTGGCGACGCATTGCCGCTAAGACATCTGGATTAGAAGCTTTAATCTGAGCAAGAGTTTGGTCATCAGCATCAACTACAGAAGTTGTTCCATCTGGATTTGTAACCGTAACTGACTTAGGCGGTATTTTATTACCAGCGGCATCAATTGTCCACCCTGCAGGCAACTCTCCTTGTACGCGCATCATAGCCCCTGTCTTAGGGTCTTTTACGTCGTAAGCCACTTTCTGATAAGGATTAGCTGCTAAATAAGCTTTACCAAACATCTTAGTAGCGTCTAGGCTTTTAGTGTAAGTGTCAGCTAAAGCAGCTTGTAAGTCACGAGGATTTTTGATTAAGTTTTCATCAGACATCTTTGCAGACAAGTCTTTGTAAAAACCTTCAAAGCTTGTTAGGTTCTCCTTATTAGCTAAACCCATTTGAAGCATACGCTCATATTCCTTAGAACCTAAATCGTATCCTGTCTTAAGGTCTTTAATGTCAGAAACTGCTTGACGAATCTCTCCTAACTTATCATAATCAAGTTTTCCGTTAGCAAGAATAGCTGAACTAGCGTGACCTAATAATGCGTTAGCTTTTGAGCTAATGCTTTTCTGTCCGTAGATATTTAAGTCTTTCTTAAGAGCCTCTATATTTGCGAATGTATTCTCAGCAAGAGCATAGTCTCTTTGTTGCTGTTGAATTACTTGCGCAAAAATATTACCCAAGCCAGACGCTGTCTGCTGAAAATCTTGCTTTATACTTTCCGCTGGGTTATAAACGAATCCTGCCATTATTGTTTATTAAAAAAATGGTGTTATTGAATTACCTAATCCATCATATCCGCTAGAATAAACTGGTGCTTGAGGTAGCTTTATTTTTGATGTAGGCAATTGTTGCATTTGACCAAACGATGGACTAATCATTTTTGCTAAACTAGCTCCAGAACCAATTGCATTCGAAGCAAATGCTCTCGCACCTGTTAATACATCGCCTCCTGCTGAACCTCCTCCGTATATTTTATTCAACATAGCCATCTGAGCTTTCTGGTTTGCCATACCCATCATACCGCTACTTACGCCTGATGCAATATCTCCAATACCAGACCAAATCGCTCCTCTAGCTTCTTCAAGAGCAGCAGCTTTAGCTTGTTCTTGGTCAAATAAACTTTGATTAAGGTTCATCTCTCCTTCCATCTTATTCTGAGTAACACCCATAATATTAGCTTGTTTATTAGCTAAAGATGAAAACTCTAACCCTCTTTCTCTTGCAGCAGCTGCAGCCGTATTTCCAAATGCAGCAAATTCTTGTGCCATTGCAGCAGCTTTTGCAGCGCGTTGTTCTTCAGCAGAACGTGCGCTAATAGCATTTTGAGCTTGATTTTCTCCCTGTTGAGATAACAAAGCAGCCGTCATAATATCAGTACCACTTCCAGCGCCCCTAGTTGCTGCAGCTAAAACGTTAGCAGATGTTTGAGCCGCTTGGTCTCTAGCAATCTGCTCTCCAGCTCCACGCGATTGACCCGAAGCCATACGTTTAGCTAAGTCAGCTTGTTGCTCTACCTTTTGGAAACGAGAAATATCTCCTTGATATGTTGCTGCACTTTTAGCTTGTGATAACAAGTCTCCGTAACCAGCATTGAATGTGCTTCTTTGTTGTTGAGCATAAACGCGCTGAGCATCTAATTGTCTTTCAGCTTCGCTTTTCTTTCCGAAAGCTCCGACTAATTTTGCCGCTCCGCCTACAGCCCCTAAGATTAATGGTAGTGCCATTTTGTAATATTATTATGAGTGTCCTGATACTGATTGTATTTCTATATCCAAGGAATTTAACCTCATATTCTGAGTTTTATCCTTTAAAGATACAACAAAATTATTTAGATAGCCAACAATGTAGTTTCCTGATATAATATCTCCTCCATTACTAGTGTCTCTTAAGATGTGAGCATATAATCTATTATCCTCTACAATGAAGTTTGTCTCGTTTATTGCGCTTGCTTGATTGCTTTCATTAGATATAGCAATAGACAATAAATTAGCCTTGACTGCATTTGATTGCGTATAGTCCACAACGTTCATATCGTGCGATACAGACACGTTTAATGGCATAATAGGTAATCTACTATTGAGGGTCAAAGTAATCGCAGAATCAACAGCGGAAGCGCCTAAGAAGGCATTGTATCCTGACTGCAATGACTTATAAACTACACCACTCTTAAATAAAACCATCTTATCTCCGTAGCTTTCTGCGTGGTCTGTTTTAAACGTGTACTTAGATATCCAACGTTTCAAGGTATCTGAATATCCTAAAGAAAATGTTTCGCTTCCGATAGCTACAAAGCACATATTATAGAATGGGTCGAAAGCAAACTTAGCAGCACCTGACTTAGTCAAGAACTCTGAGCGCATAAATGTGTCGCTAACAAGCTCAATGCCTTGCTCGTTATACTTGATTACCTTCTTGTTATAGTTATCCCACCACCAGATATTTCCTTTGTAGTTAAACGAAGATTGCTTGTCTTGTAAGCCGTAGTTATATCCAAGGTTACGAATTGTACCTATTACATTAGAAGAGATGGATAAGATGCCTTGGTTATTACCTTGCGTTAACTCTTGCTCTCCTAACAGGATATAGGCAGATTCATTCTGACATAAAGCAAGTAACATTGTTCCATTTCCCTGTAGTCTTGAAGCTCTGTGTAGTGCTACAATCTCGCCGTTCTCAACTGGAACATCGGCGCTGTCTAAGGCAAAGAATGAGCTAAGGTTATTAATCTTTGTTCCAGCGACATAGTTTCCCCCGTAACGAATTGTATTCTTTCTTCCTGTAGGGTTTAGATTCTTAGATACAAGCACCGTTGGCTTACCTGCAGATGTATTCCAGAATTGATTAGCCGTAGCCGTAGACGATGCGCGTAAGACTAACTTGCTAGTAGTACCTGATACAATTGAGTTAGCGTTGTAAGTCGTTGTAACTACAGGTTTAATTCTGTCTCCGTTAAGAGTCATAATAATCCCGTTAGATGCCGACGTTTGCTTTGCAATGTTTACTAATGCAGCTAGTACATCCCCAGATGCTGTTAATGTAAGCTTTAATTGAACATAAAACTTATCATTAGCTGAAATGTCAGCATAAGAACTTAATAGCAAATCTTGAGTCGCTGTTATATCTAACACATCGCCTGATGCATTGCTAGTTAACGTTCTTGTGTCAACTACATACTCCGAACCATAAGCAACTGCACTTCCATAAACATTTGTAGTATTGTTATATGGAACTCTGTAAATCTGAGACTTCAACGCCCAAGTCATACTTCCTGATGGAGATGGCAATGAACCATTTAATTGGAACGTTTGTGTTGCTTTAACGTAGTAATTAATTGTCAGTTTATTAGTCGACTCTTGGTCTGCAGCATCATAATATCCTGATATCCTTAACTCTGGACCAGTTGAACTAGAGCCACCAGAAGAGTCAATAAATACCGCCTCATCTGCATTAGTGCCAAATGATGTATAAATAGGTATTAAAAACAAGTCAGTAGCCGTCCCAGCTCCAGATAATGAAGACTGCATCGTTTCTGCTAATGCAATATTTGCAACAGTTGCAGCATCATCCGCGTAAACTGCAGGACTTGTCTTTGATGTATTATAAATAAATGGAGCAGATGAATATACAGGTAAGTCAATCTTAGAGAACACCATATCCCCTAATAGCTTGTTAGTATTCAATGTTCCTGCCCCAGAAACATCAACAGGTGTTGAAGCTGTCCAAGAGCTGATGTCCATTAAGCTTCCATACTCATAGAACAATAAAGATTCATCCTCTGGCACTTGCTTAGGAGTGTAAATCTCGAAGTAAAGATTCTTAGCGTTAGGTACAATAGAGTTAACCATTGTTCCCTTATCGTACTTGCAATAAATGAAGTTATCGTTTTGGCTATCTATCTTAAAGTCAAATAATCCGTTAGGAGTATTGATTGTAATTCTGTCGTCAGCTGAGAAGTTATAGATATAACCTGCTCTGAACATACCCATCAAGTCAACTACTAAGTTCTTAACGTTCTTAAGTTGGTCTGCTGTGATAGACTGAGAGATAGTTGTTATTTCTGTAATAGCCTTTGTTGTCGCATCCGTTGTAAAAGATGTTAACTCAAAGAAAATATTACTCGCATATCCTTCGTAGATATACGACTTAGAAATGTTTTTAGTATATACTAGTTGTGCATACTTTGCCCAAGAAGGCTTAACCCACCCAGCGTTTAATCCAACGCGAATAGTAGGTAAGATAGGATAAGCAAACTTACCTGTCTTAAACTTAACATACTTTTCGACCCCACGCGTCTTCATAGCTTCATCGTAGTAAGCTAATCCAACCCCATATGTAGAATCATTAGCAAAAGGCTTATAGTAAGCTACTGACGTAGACTCCTTGCTGTTTATGCCATCTTCGGCTAAGTTGCTAGATGTTAAGTATGTTCCGTATGTACCCGAAGTTGTATCTGGTCTGTAATCGCTTCCTGATACTTCAGATATCGTGAAGTCTAAGTTCGCTGAAGATACGCTGTAATCGTCAACAATGTTAGCTAAGAATACTCTGTTCTTTGCAATCTCAATATGTTTAGCACTTACAGGTACAGAATCAAATGGCTTAGCAGTTGTAACTGTGTCTAAGCTCTCGTAGATTTGACCCGTCCACTCAAAACTAGTTGGTGTAGAACCTTTCTTAAATGTATCAATACGTCTCCAAATTCCAGAGTTACCAATTCTAACATATACCTCTAAGTATTCTACGTTAGCAGGTGATGCGGACAAATCGTAATTAAATGCATAGCTACTAACGCCGTCAGCTGCCTTATACATCTGAGAGTAAGCGCTTAACGCTGAGTACTCTCCTGAGATGTATTGATATCTTGCGGCAAACTGAAAGTCTCTAGTCTCTAAGAACTCTAACCCGCTATCTGGCGTGCCTTGAACTTTATTGATTGTAAATACATTATTAGGAGTTCTCTTCACCAATGTTAAGTCCCCAATAGCTGGCGTCACCGCAGTCGTCCATCCATCTAAGCAAAATAACAAAGGAGTACCTGTACCGTGATAGTTCCAGATAATACAGTTGTCTAACACCTTAATGTCAGGCGCAAAGTCCTCGCTAACACTATGAGTATAGCTCAGAATTAATGTTTTAGAATCTAATGTCGTAGGTATTCTATAGATGTATGCTGTAGCGCCACTTACCGTTAAAACAAAAATCTGTCCATCCGCTGCTTGGTGCGTATCTTTAACTGTGTGAGTTGAGAAATCTATGCCCGCAGCAGAAATAGACTCAAGCATCTTAATTGCTCCAGCGCCACCCGTTTTACCTGAATCAAAGATTATATTAGTTGCATCTGAATAATCGCCTTCAGGCAATAAATTCAAGTCTACATCTTTATTTAATCCGCCTGTAGCTTTTAAAGATACTTTAGCCATTATGTTAATTAGTTTTTAAGTGACCCGTGGATGCCGTTTCTGATTAAACCAATCATTTCGGCAAAGTCCATTGAATTCATTCTTGCTCTAAATACGCGCTTAGCGTTTTGATAATCCTGTTGTGCTAGTTGATACTTGCCAAGTGTAGAACCTTCTGCCTTAGCTGCCATCATAGTAATGTACTTGCTGATAACATCCGTTGCATATGGAGTCACTACGTTTGCTGTAGAACGAGATACTGCTGAAGTTATATAAGTTAATGTAACCTCAATTAAATCCATTGTATTGCTAAACACTAGCTCCGAATTTACAGTGTCAATATCGTAGGTCATTAAAGGGTTTCTTTGGCGACCATAGAAACGACCAATTAACTCGCCTCTGGAGTTCATAGTCGCACCACCGCTAATTAAGTTGTAGTTGAATTCAGCATCATAGTTAACTGACTGCTCAGCTGGATAAGGAATCTTATTACCTTCAGTATCTCGGTTATACAGCTTGTTAAGATTACGAACTCTTTCTAATGGTAAAAGACGCTCGCCGTGCTTTCCAGATACGTCCACAACGTCAACAAAGTCAGCAGGGAGAATAGCGCGACGATAGTCAGTAACGCTAAGAACAACAGTCTTAATATTACCCATATCAAAGTCAAGAGATAGTTCATCTAGGCATCGTAATCCGTGATGTAAATATCGAGTATAATAATGTAAAGGCAAGCCGTTATCTAATAACGTGTCTCTGACAATAACATCTAAACTTTTAGTCTTCATTCTTATTGTTGTTTACTAGCAAGCTCTGCTTGAGATACACGACCATTACTGATTGTTTGTAAGACATCGTCAATAATTGCAGATTCAACTTCTGGTGAAATAGGCAACATATCATTATCTGTGAATTTACTGATATCCATTATTAATAAATTAACAACAACAGACGTTACTGTTCCGTTAGCAGATAGCGTAATATTCTTTGTAAAATAAACCCTTGACCCCTGTAAATAGTATCCAATTTTGCCTTCTAAATAACTCAAGTTAGCTCCTTGAAAAACTAATACATCTTGTGCTGGGATTGGGATATAAGGAGTCATTGCACCATTCGATGCAGCAATAGACCAAATTCCCATATCCATAGGTAATGTCAATGGAATAGCGGGCAACGTAATGTAAGCGCGATTATTCCCTGTTTCAGCTGTAACAGCACAAGTATATTCAATTAAGTTACACTTAGGTACATCAACCATACCAGCCTTAAAAGACTCGGCTACCTGTAACTTTAGTACCTTATTGATACTTTGGTTTATTAGTAAGAGAATCTCTCTTGTATCAATTACATCAGACGGGTTGTCTTTATCTAGGAATCTAGCGTAAAGGCGCTGTATCTGTTCAGCTAAAATTTTCTTAGTCATAACTTATTACCTTTCGTCTAATTTCTGATTGTTATCTCTCATTGCCTCAGTTGAAGCAACATCCGCGTCTTTTAATGATACACCTAAGTACATTAATGCCCGCGTCATAATATCAGAAAAATATCTTTCATCAATGTCAATGTCTACACTTCCACTTAATTTATAAGTAAAGTTACCATTGCTTGTGTCGTAAGCATAAACACCTTTCTTCGGGCGTCTCATATACACCAATGTGTACTCGTATGTTGTTCCAGACGGAGGCACAGGTGCAAACTCAACTTTAGGCACGTTAACAGAACTTTCCTCGGCAACAAATACCGTAGCTATAGGCTCTGATATTGAGGGAGGAATAATTGCACTATTCTTTACTTCTAAGAATCTATCCCAGTCATACATTCTGCCTTCGTTGACATTTGTGCCATCCTTAAGGTAGATTGTTAGTGCTTGTACATAATCATCTTGAGCAATGCTTTGAACCGAAGTTGTGCTTGCTACTGTAAATACCTTCTTCTTAACCAATAAATGGTCATAGTCAAACTTCTTTGTAGTCTGATATTTATATAATGCAGCATTCATCCAGTCAGATACGCTGCGATTAATAGCGATATCTATATCTCCTGGACTAACAAACCCTCCCTTATTCTTCTTTATAATGGAGCGAATGAAGTCGTGCGCATCCTTAATTGCTATATTAGCCATTATACATAATGTTATATTTATCCAAAGTTATGAAATTTTATCTATAAAAGACAATGCCCCAGCTCAGAGAGCCAAGGCATTAGTATTCATTTTCCATTAATAAAACGTACTCGCTATTTTCTTACTTTAGATACAATTTCTGATAACGCATCTAATATATTAGTCTCTAGTTCTAATTTTGACTCTACTGGAATTTCTGCAATAGCGTCTAACATATCCAACAACATCTTTGATTTAGTTTCTTGGATGCCCAAGAACTTAATGTGCTCAGACTCCATTTCATTGATGGAATCAAAAGGAATCATAAATTGAATCATATCTTTTTGTTTGGTTGTGTAAAGATACCTATAAATTTATCTTAGTCCCAATCATACCCAAATAACTTTGGGGAATAATTGGATTGCTGTTAAACCCTGTCTTCAAGGCAAAGTTGAACTTGAAGCGTTTAGTAAGCGCAATGTCAAACGATGCCCCAGTAAGAACTCCAACGTCATTAGATGTAACAAACTTCTGTTGTGCCGTTAAATAACCTGTTGCGCTACCTGAGAAGTATATATCTGGAGATACCGTTAACCTTTTACTAACCTTAACAGGGATTGTGTAAAACAACATTATGTTATTGCTAATATTCATCCCCGCATCTGCGCCTGCAAAACTAAGCGTATAGTTGGCTCCTGACGTACCGTATTTCCCTAAAGGTTGGATATGTGCAGCGGTAACAAATCCAAGCGCTGTGCCCCCTAAATAGACGCCTGTGATACCGAAGTTAGAAATGGACTGCATCTTACCTCCTTCGAAGTTTAACATAGTGTATCTGCCACTAAGAGCAAACTGATTAAGCGTAGACCATATCATAGTAGATATCCCCCACGAAGAGTTGCCCATTAGTGAACTTTGACTCATTCCTACGCTTGCGATAATAGAAATAACATCACTTGATGGAGCGACTGTAAAGTCCGAGCTATATATAATCGGATTCGCCACAGCAGCCGATTTCTTGGCTTCGCTCTTCTTTTCTGATTTGGATTCTTTCTTGCTTTCACTTTTCGATTCGGATTTAGACTCAGACTTTTCCTCACTCTTTGACTCTGACTTGCTCTCGCTTTTGGATTCGCTTTGTGACTCTGACTTGGTTTCTGACTTTGTTTCTGCTTTAGGTGTACTGCTAGATGTTGTTGATGGAGCTGGTGTGCTACTAGCCGCAGAAGACGATGCTGCAGATGATGCTGCAGAAGAAGCCGCTGAACTAGCTGCCGATGACGCAGCACTTGTTGCCGCAGATGTAGCCGCTGAAGTTGCAGCTGACGTAGCTTGAGCTGTTGCTGCAGATGCCGCTGCCGCTACTGCTTGTTGTACTGCATTTGCTACGGTTTGTGTTACAGCGACAGTAGCTTGCGGGCAAGGGAAGTTAATGGTTAAATCGTTAATCCAAGCCTGTAGCGCACCTGTAGTAATATCGTTAGACGTTACTACTCTGTATTGCCCTCTATAGACTACAGTAGTCTTGCCGTTCGCCAAAGGTACGGTAACGACAGTAACTTTCCCAGAGCAAGGGTCAACAAAGGTTTGGGTTAAAACTTGTGAATATGCACATAGTGGGGCTATGATAAATAGGAGTGCATATATCAGTTTCATTACTTGAAGATTTTCTTCTTAATCATTCTAACGATGATTTTTGCGGCAGCATTCTCTAACGCTTTCTTTGTGGTTGTACCAATAGTAGACTGGTTAAATTTAATCTCCGCAAAGTTGCCGTCGTTCATTAATGTAGCCTCACGAGTTGTCTTAGCTTCGCCCATTCCTGAGCCTGTAAAGAACTCACCTGTCTCAGCGTTAACAAACTTAACCTGTAAACCTAGGCGCGTAACTACTGTCTGCTTGACGCCGTCTTTCATAGAGATAGACTCATCCTCGCTAACTGAGAAGTCGTAGCATTCAATGTAGACAAAGTACTGAGCTAACTTGATTTTACCTCTGCCGTCTAGCTTATTCTCAGAGATTCCAGCTTGTGAGGCTTGGAACTGCTTAACCATCCTGTTCTTAATCTCAGCTTTGTCTTCGGTAAACGTGAAGCGATTAGTTTCCTCTAGGAACTCGATAACAATGTTAGTGACACCAAGACCCACGCGCTTATCTTTTAGCTCAGGATACGCAGCGTATACCTCCTCATTGATACCTAAAGACAATAGCTGAATAGGAATCTTCGGACCTTCGTAGTCCATTAATGAATCGATATTAATCTTCTTCTCAAATGAAGCTGTGTAGCCTTCTGTTTTAACAGTTGCTATTTGTGCGGTTGCTCCAAATGAAGCTAGTAATAGGATTAATATTTTCTTCATAACGTTAACTGTATTTTACAATAATTTACATATTTGTAAATTGTAGTTTCCCTTATTATCAGAACTTGTCAAAAATTACAAGTTTCGTCAATAGTGTATATTAGTAATGCAAACCATTGGTTTGGATAATTATCATTTACCAGCCAATATTGGTTTGGATTTTTGTTGAATATATTCAACATTAATGCCCAAAACTGGGGTTAATGTATAATATAATCAACATTAATTACCACTTCGGCTCTTCTTGTAGAGCTTCTTTCTCAGTCTTTTTCTTAGGTGCCGCTGGTTTCTCTACAACCCGCTCAACAACTCTTGTGCCGCCTGCAGATGCAGATTGCTTTTGCTGTTGCGTGTTATTAGTCGTAATGTTAATTACTGGAGCTGGTGCTGTTACTGCCGCTGGTGCAGCCGCTGCTTCTTCTTCGCCTGTTAATTGTTTAGTCACAAATCCACCTACACCTAGTGCGATTGTACTTGCTAATCCGATAAGGATGCTCTTAAGTGAGCCTCCGCCTTCTTGTTCTTCTGCCATCTTAATTAATGATTAAAGGTTTTTTAATTGTTACGCCCGATACGTCCGTCAAAGTTAAGTCATATAACCCACGAGACAATGTATCTAATTGAATAGTCTTGATAGTCGCCACCGATGTAGCCGTAAACCCAACTGTCTTCAACGGTTCGGTTTTCCCGAATGATTGGATTTGTATGGAGTATTTAGCCCCTACAGTTGTATTAGCTACAATGGTAGCCTGTTTCCCTTGTACTGATAAGCTCTTAATATCTGTAGCCACAGGCATTTCTCCTAGGCTAACTTCTTTTTCTAATTGCTCAATGTCTTGGCAAGCTGCCAGCATCACTATCAACAAAAATGCTATGGTCTTTTTCATTTAACCTAAAAGTTATTTATTCCCGTTAATTTTATAACCTCTAGGTTTAAATTAATACCTAGCTGATATCCTGACTTAGACGCTGCATCCATATTAGGAGACACGCGAATCACTGTGTTAATGTCTGCCCCGTTTCCAATAGTCTCAAACTTTAACTTAAATGGAGTAAGCTCACCCGTTACAGGAGTCTTTAGTTCTTTATCTAAGGCTCCAAATCTTACTCTACCGTCCTTATTATCCACAAACGTATACCAAGTATTAGGTAGCTCATTTAACAGCGCTACAAATTTAACCTTTGTCGGGTCATAAACGAACTCAAATTGCAAGGCAGCAATATTACTTTCTTTAGTGTTTACCTTAACAGGTATCTCAAAGCTGTTAGTTGTTACAGTTTTACCTTGAATTGTAACATCAATAGATGGGATAAACTGAGGAGTGTTAATCAATAAGTGAGCAGTTTGCGTTGTAGCTAAGCTCTTCTTTAAGCTAGGCACTGCGTTGGTAGCTATAGCATTGTTAATAACAACCTGTGAGCTATGGCTTCTGTTAATGTCGCCTGGGATTAAGAATCTAAGCTTTAGAGGAAGATTCTTCCCAATCTCAGCTGTCTTAAAGCGTACATAATTCTTATCTACATCCTTCCAGTTTGCTGCTGTCATCTTATTGAACGTAGAGTCTGTGAACGTAGGAACACTCATATACATATCTGTGCCTGCTGCATAGTTAGCTGGCAGCGTAACCAAGTTCTCTACTCCCGTTACCTGCGCAAATAATCTCACTAAGTCTCCTCCGTCTAGCTTCTTATTGTAGTTGACATCTGATGCGTAGTATCCAGCTCCTGTGATAATGTTTTGATTCTTAAACGTTCCATCTAAGTTCTGTGTAACAAACTCAGCCTGCGCAGTTGTGTAGTCAGAGACTGTAACTGCTGCCGCGGATAACTCTTTAATGCTATCCATATTAAATAACGTCCTAACGTGGTAAACCGTATTAGGCTGGAATCTAGTCTGGTCTACAGGAATTGTGCCGTCAGATAAAGCGTCTACTAGGTATGTTGTGTTAGCGGCACTATCTGTAAATGCAATACGATGAAGCGATTGAATGTCCACATTTGCGTTGTAATCAATCGTAGGATTAATGTATCTAGTAGCTACAGGGTCTAGCATAATAACGCTTGTAAGAGGCGTTGTCATTAACGTTGAACCAGATGTGCCGTCTTGGTTAAATGCTGCCGCAAAGTTCATTACAATAGGGTTCCAAGCGTATCCTGGGGCGTCTGTCTTTAGTTTGAACTTAAGAACAAGTAATCTATCTGTTCCTAGCCCACCTTGTGCAATAGACCAGTTAAGATATACACGCAAAATTGATTTAGGTCCTCCTTGTGTGTAATTGTATTGGCAGTAATTGTAGTTGGTATTACCGTTATCAGTAGTGTTTAAGGATGTCTTGTTATAGCTATAACCTGGGTAGTTTTGGTAGCTCATTGAGATTTGTGAGCCATAAGGAATAATACCGCCATTGCCCATTGTGCCTGTGTGGTTAACAGTCATTAATTCAAATGCGGTGTTCTGATATTCAAAGTCGAAGTATAGCGCACGAGTGGAGGTATTGTTATTCCCGTCTGCCATCACGGTTACAATGAACTCGTCGCCCTTGTTGATAACAGTGCCGTTAACATTGGTATTAGTGTTTGCGTTTTGCAAACTTAATTTGACTGTTTGAGCGTAAGAATGTCCAGTTAATAGCACAAAAAACTGGACAATTAGAAGGAGTTTTTTCATTATAATAGCTTAGTGATTAAGGTGTTACAAGACTTCTTTATTGCGGAACTTAGGGATGCTTGATTAAACTTTCCGCCCTCGTCAATTAAAAGCATAGCCATTGAAACCTCTTCTGCTTGCTCTTCTACGATGACAGTCTTCTTAACCTTACCATCTTGTATTAACTTTCCTCTAAGACGAATAACTACCGCTTCCTTATTGCTATGGAATACGGATAGATTCGACTGAGTTTTAAGTACATCTAAATAAAGAATCTCTACCTTAATCTGCGTTGGCGCATCTTCTGACACCTCGTGTCCTGCTTCTTGCAAGAACTCCTCTAGGATGTTTTTAACGCCAAACTCTAAGTTTCTGTTACCAGCAAGTGCTCCAATCTGTACATTATTCTGTACAGATGCTACGGTTATTTCTTGTGGTTTTAAGAAATAAACACCTATCCATATGAGCGATATGCTTAACATTAATTTCATATCTACCCCTGCCCGCGTGATTTCTTCGACGGACTTTCTTTTGGACCATTTGTCTTCTTGTGCTTGCCGTTACGACGTACACCAAATACAACCTTTTTATTCTCCGATGATGGTTTTTGCTTTGCCATTATGCTGCTAATAAATGATAGAACTCGTTAAAATGTTTTTGACGGTCTGCTAAACCAATAGTTCCACCGTTTACTCTCTTAGTTACAGCAGTAACAGTTGCGTTATCCGCACCCCTGTCACAGATAGCCCATAAGCCATTCTTCTTAAAGAAGAACGCTGCGGAGGCTAATGCATACTTAGTAGCTACTAAATCAGGGTTAGCCATAATGTCTTCAGGAACTGTGGCATCAAATGCTTTGTAATTATCCTTTCCAGTTAATTGGATATAGCCACGCCCACGGTGCTTCCATCCGTCTCCTGATGCTTCGTTACCATTACCCATACGGTTAGCATAAACCTTATTAGCAATCTTCTCTGGCTTACGCTCGTATTGCAAAGCAACAGTTACGCTAGGAAAATACTTGCGGAAGATTCCACATAATCCTTTAGCTCGGTAATTCAAGTTTTCCGTAGTCGCCGTAAATCCACCAGATTCGTGAGCTGCCTGTGCTAAGAAGTGAGCAAGGCGTAATGGAGTTGTGATTCCAAAACGAGCTGCTGTATCAGGTATAGCATCAATAACAGCTTGAGGAACGTGTCCTTTAAGAGCATCTAGCTTGAATGTAGGCGTCGTAGTTGGCGCAGGAGCGACGATTGGTTGTGGCGCGGGTACTTCTGCCACTGGAGCAAACATCTTCGCCCACGTTGAATCTCCTACAATACCATCAGGTGTTAAACCGTGAGCGGATTGCCAACCTTTAACAGCTGCCTCTGTCTTAGGACCAAACTTGCCAATAGGGTCTACGCCAAGCTTAACTTGAAGCTTAGTGACGTCATCCCCAAATGAACCTAGTCTTAATAGCATATTACTTCTTCTTCTTTGCGTAGTACTTTTTCTTCTTAGGAGCAGGTACAGCTACTTCTGCGATAGCTTCTGCTACAGCATCTTTAATTTCAACTACAGCGTCTTGAGTCTTCTCAACTGCTACTGCTACTTTTTTCTTTGCAGTGAACAACGCTTTAATCCATTTGATTAAATTCATCTTATTTTAGTTTATAGTAATAACCAGCACCGTACATAACATTTCCATCGATGTCGACAGAAGCTTTAATGTTATACAGTTGGTCTTTTTTTGTTTTCAATAATAGTCCCGCTTCAGCACCTCTTACTCCAAGAGCATTGTTAACCAAGACGCCACCTCCAACGAATACATTGCGTGTAGGTGGTGAGTATGTAGTAATTGTCTTAGTTTCCTTAACGATTGGAATGTTGAAATTATCACGCGTTCTTCTATACTTTAATTTGTTCTCGTTGATTGTATCCAATACAGCAATGTATCCGTAGGTGCCGACTCTGATTGTATCTGAGTAAACTAACTTATTCATATACAGCTGAAGTAACGCCATATACTGCTCCTTTAACTTAGCATAGTTTGTATCAGGCAACATCTCAGGCTTAGATTCAACAGGTACTTTAACCTCATAAGGTACAGGAACCTTTCTAACTACGATAGAGTCGTACTTTTGCCAAGACGTATCGTGTACAACTAAGGTATCATTAGGACGTGCCTCGCCTGCTTGCATATGCTTAGTATAAGCATAGAAGATAGCAATGATACAACAGATAAAAAGGGCTATATTAACCTTCATCTTCTGGAAGCGGGTCTAATCCGCCAGGTAAGTTCTTTTCGCGTTCAGCATCAGTCTTGCGGTTCTGAACTTTCTCATAAGATGAGATACCAAAACAACCAGCTGTTAATGCAGCGAATACTTCTAAGATGATAGGTTCGATAACGAACTGCTGACCAAAGTAGCCAGTAACGATGTCTACAAATCCGTAAACAAAAAGAACTAAGAACGATAAGAATCCTAGTACAGACTTCTCGTTGATGTCGTTGTCGTCAGAGAACAACTGCTTGATAAATGACATAATATTAGTGAGTTAGGTATATAAATGCTTGATGTTACAGGTAGTATTTTTCTTCGTCTTCGTCTGGTCTGATTGCCACTACTTGACGCATATCTACCTGAAGTGGTAGCTTAAAAGGTGGGTTTGGTACGCGTAATCCTGTCTTGTAGATTTGTCTTTCTAAGTTATCTATTCTAGTCTTGTCTACATTTGATTGAACTATTAGTTGCTTTATGTCCGCTTTCATCTCATTGACATCGTGCCAAATCATTAGCGACATAATACTTATTGCCGTCGGGAATAAATAAGCCTTTATTTGCTCAATAGGATTTTCCATATTCTAAGATATCTATAACAAAGATAGTAGTCTTTTGCGCTAAGGCAAAACCTTTTTATAGGTAAAGCTCTCTCCATCAGGATTCTTAATAATCCGATAAGATAAAAGGGCGACTGCTGTTATGCAAATCGCCCCGTATGTGATTCCTAGTGTTACTAAGTCCATTATTCTTTTATTAAACGGAATACTAAATCATAACGCTCGTCAGACTTAATATCCTTGATGTCCTTTAATGATAACGGATTATACTCGAATTCTTTCTCCTCAGCTAGCAATGCATCGTACTGTTTCTTGAACTCAATCCAAGATGGATGCTCTACTTTTTTATCCTCGTCTTCATACATAGGGATGGAAAACTTACCTTCTTCCTCTTCCTTGCCAAATTTCTTAATTAGCTCTTGTCTTAAATCGTCAACAATCTTTTTCTCTGCTGTTAACGCGTCAGATAATTTCTTTAAGCGATACTTGACAACAAGGTCTAATTTCTCGCCAAATAATCCCTTAGAGATTACTTCGCCATTCTCTTGGTTGACTAATCCATTTAACTCGGCTTCTAAGCCAACGATTTCGGTAATAGATAATTTAATTTTTTCCATTTCTATGTTTGGTTATTTTTAACAAATATAATCAATAATTAGCAGTCTACGATATTGTCTTCGCCGAATAAGTCTACTAGCTTAGCCTTTAAGTGAGAGTAGCCAAATGCAAAGATGTCTACACCTTCTGCAGAAGATAAATCTGGAACAGAAACTGTGATTGTCTCAACACGGTCAGGTAATGCGTTGCCTTCAGCGTCTACGCCAGGAACAGGGTAAGAAATAGTGCGCTCTTCTTGTTTGTTCAATTGAACATAAATGTTGTCTCCAATTTGCTGATTGCGAGCTTGTCCTACCATCATACCAGGCATACCGTTAACTGCTGGCGTTGCGTCTTCTTCTGATTGGAAGATTTCTACTTGGAAGTTAGCTGAACCAAACTTAGATAGTTGGTAGTTTGAGATACGCACATAAGCTTCTGATGTGATACCTTTGTCTGTCCCGATTTGGGCTGTAATTTTTAGTGCCATTTTTTATTTAAGTTAAACTGTTTCAATGTTTTCTGCTCCGTATAAGGATGCTAATTTTTCACCTAGCTTTTCGTAGCCGACTTCAAAGATAGTCTTGTTTTCGAAGACGGACAAATCAGACACTTTTTTAGTAAACGTCTCCTCCATTTCTGTGTCTACACCATCTACTTGTTTAGTGATAGTTTTTGTGTATTCTATCTTATTGGTCATCTTTAAGTCAAGAGAAATACCAATCTCTTTTGACTGGAGTTTATTTGGATGAATAACAGGGATATATGCAGTATCATATTCTGTTGCATCCTTATCTCTAAAGACATCAATAATAAATACAATGTTCCCGTTTTTGTTTACATCATACCCTCCTATGCGAACATAGGCGCCCGTAATAATACCTTCATTTGTGCCAATTGGCGTATTAATTTGAAATGCCATTATTGCTATTTATTAATTGTTGTACTAATAATTCTAATTGCTCAATTCTTGTAGCTTGGCTTACAATCATATCGTTTTGCTCTTTTGTCGCCTCTGTCAATACGGAAACTATCTGACCATAATTAACATTATACTCATCTATTTCATCCGCATAATTAACTACTTCTGGTAATACTTCCTGAAGCTCTTGCGCTATAAATCCTACTCTTTTTACCTTTGCATCATCTTTAATATAATTGAAGTATACTCCACGCATTTGCAGCACCTTGTCTAATGCGCTAGTAATGTTGGTGATATTTTCCTTTGCCCTTCTGTCAGACCAAGTTGTAAATCCATACTCTGCAGATATCTGCTTTACTACTCTTAATCCATCACCAGACCAGGTGTTATCTGTACCAATACCTGCGCAATGATTACCTCTATTAAAGAAAAATGTCCATCCAGGACCATTTTCTATATAGAACCCATGGTCTCCAGATGAGTTCATCATTAAATTCAAATTATAGTTATTCAAATTTAAAAAACCAGACCATCCATTTCTGTTGTATCCAAATGTTTCCCAGTTGCCATATGAGCCAGTTAAAGCTCTTCTTATGTGCCCGCCATAATCCTGAGAATATAAACCACAGTCCCCTTGTGCTCTAAACCAGTTAGATGCATAAACTGCACCAAATGATGGGTTAGTTTTGTCAAAGCCCGATAAGTTAGATGCTGTACCAGATGTAGATGCGTAGTTGACAGATTGAGACCCAATGTTAGCAGAAGAAATCATTGTCAACCAGTTTCCCCAGTTACCAGCATATCCTTGTCTAAAATATAGAGTGCCGTTACCTGATGAGCCGTAAGTTCCTTGCGCTTGCCACATTGTATCTGATGCAGCCATATGTAATACTGGCGCATAGTTAACTGCAGCACCTGCTCCAGAGTCCGTCCTTAATGACATACACCTGCCTTCGCTTGTATTAACAGAGCCGCTGCCCTGGAATTGAGTGTTCATATAGACGGTACTAGTAGAGCTTCCTGCAGAGTTTGCATATCTAACACCTAAGTCAGATGGCTCATTCCAACCTGAACCTGAGTATGCGCCATTGTTATAAACATAACGAGAGTAGTCAACATAATTTCTACCTTCGCCACGAGAAATAGCAACACGAGAACCTGAATCATAAATAGCAGGAGCACGAACATCATCTCTTGCTCTAATTGACCCTGAAATTGCCGCTAGGAATGTACCATTCTCCATTACTAGTAAACCGTGCGTATTTAGGTTACTAGCAACGCCCCCAGCATTAGGGTGAGACCAAGCTAAACCATATAAGGAGCCAGTGGATGAACCATCTGCAGGGAGTTTATAAGCATCTCCCATCGCAAATACTCCTTGGTATCTAGTAGATGTGTATACACCTACTATTGTGTTACCATAATTATCATCAATATAAAAATTTCCATTAGCTCCACTAGCAGTAGAAGCATTTCCATTAATATTCATACTAACTCCACTCATAGCAGAAGCTAATCCTTGAAGCGTATAACTTCTAATGTAATAGTCAGAACTATTAAATCCTGCTACATAACTTATACCTGTTCCTCTTTCAGAACCGCCACCTGACGTATAAAAATAAGAGTTTTGAATATATCCATTACTATCACGCTGAACAATAGTATAGGCTCCACCTGTTTGATTAGGACTATATCCTCCAAGAGTAGCAGCATTACTTACAGACTGAGAGCCAATATTTCCTGCGTGAATAACAGCATTCCCCTTATAAGAGAAATCGTTCATCCCAACCTTTAACGTAACAGTAGTCCAACCATAATCAACAACCTCAAAGAAAGAGCCATTTGAGCTTCCTCCTAGCTGAACAGTCATTGAGCCAGTACTTCTATCAGCTGCTCTACCTATCCAAGCTTCTCCTGAGTTAGATACGCTTTGAGGGAACTGACCCATACGGATATAGCTCGTTCCAGAGGTAGCCATAGAAATAGCTCCAGTAACAGATAAATTTCCATTACTGTAGAATATAAATTTACCAGCTGATATATTTACCTGTCCTCCTGTATTAGAATGATACTGTAAGTATAAAGTTGTTGCACTTGTTCCATTAAGAGCTTCCAATACATCACCTCCTACAACACGCATCTTATAATTAGGATAAGTGCTCACCCACCACTCATCTGATGCAAGGCGCATTTTTTGAACAAATGTGCCAGTTCCTTGAGCAGAAGCATTTGTTGAATAAGCCCAGTCCATAGCGTTATCGGCGCCATTTCTTCGATTAATCCATATATTATTCCCGTTCTTAAAGAATATACCTGCATATCCGCTGGTATCATTTAACTCAAGAGTCTTGTATCCCCAGTCTCCTAAATATGAGCCGTTGCCAGTAATAGACAATGGACCAGTTAAAGCTCCTCCTGTAAGAGGCAACTTAGTATTATCCGTCGCCGCAACCCCCGCTACCGTAATAACATTCCCAGAAGAATCAAACGCAAGGTATCCTGCGGCGGTGCCTGAGAAGGATGTGGAGGAGGTGTAGGCAGATAATTTTAGTTGCCCCAAAGCAGCAACTCTTAATCGCTCACTAGTTACAACGCTACTTCCATTCCAATAAGATGTTTTTAATACAAATATTCCTGACGCATTACCATAAGATAAATCTTGCTGAACTGCCAATATAGCTGGGTATGAAACCCCGTTCCATACTTGCGTTAAGTTTATGGAAGCTACATCATTATTGGTTGCAGATAAAGAGCCTTGAATAGTTAAGTTTCTGTCACCAGAGTCATTAGCTACAGAGTTATTTACAATAATCCTACCAGCGTTCGTTACTCTAATCCTTTCGGTATTATTAGTACCGATTTGAATCATTTGATTATCTCTTAGCCATAAATAACCAACACCGTCATTGCCCTGTATTAAGTCAAATCCAGTATACGATGCGTTATTTATTCTAAAGAATGCACTATTTGCGCTTAATGAAGTTATATGCATTCCGTTGATTCCAGATGCACCTCCAAATGGATTCATATTGCCAACCCCTATGACGCCAGAAGAAGTAATTGATATTCTTTCCGCGTCACCAGCTACATCATAAATAGAAAATCTATTACTTCCGCTAATTGCTAATAACCAAGAGCCTATTGAAGTTCTTGTCATCTTAACTCGTTCAGCATCGCTACCACTAAAAATTCCCTGCGTTGCTGTAACGTTAGCAGTAAATATAGCTGCGCCTGTAGGAGATACCGTAAATAATGTAGAGGCAGAACTTTGAGCATCATTCCAAAGCCTCAATTGCATAATATCATTTACCCCACCTGCAGCTACTGCTCTCCATTCATAGATTCTGCTGTTAGCGGTACCGCCTGTTACCCTAAATCTAATTGCAGGGTCAGCTGACTCTACATTAATAGAGCCATTAGTAGCAGTAGTTTGCGAATTAGCTGCTATAATTCCACTAAACGTCGCACTCGTACCGCTTAAAGCTCCCGTAAACTCCGCATTCCCCGTCGAATAAATCTTAAATCTACCAACTGAGTTTGTTACGTCATATACCGTAAACGTCCCATCTGTGTTAGAGATGAAGTAGTCTGGGTTATTATCTGTATCTGTAAAGTATAAGCGAGGGTTAACTCCTGACAAAGTCAAGTCCCCTGTAAGCGTACCACCTGTTAAGGCAAGATAATTTGCCCCATTAGCAGGCGTATAACCTAATACCGCTGAGATAGTCTTATTCTTCCAAAGGTTAGTTGCTGACTCGTAAACAATAAAGTCGTTGTTAGCCTTTGATGTGATTAATACATCGTGTAATTCATCTAACTCAAAACCATTCTGAATAGACACAAAGATAACTCCCTCAGTAGCGTGTTGACGAATACAACGACCTACGACAACTCCGTGAGCGGGTTGCGTCGGACGAGTAGTTGTCATCTCACCTGGAGTCTCAGAAAGCCAAATCATTGCGCCTTCCGTTAACGCTGAGGTGTTAATATTTCTTACATAACCAAAGGTCGTACAGAAGCCTTTCGCGCCACCAGTGGCATCTTCTGTCATTACCCCAAAGGTCTTTGAAGCTGTAGTCTCAGAAGATGCTGAAGCGTATTTTACTGTAACGTTAGCTCCGTCAGAGCTAAACTGGTAAACAACCTTACCGTTAGTAAGTCCTGTATTGTCAGCGTGTTTAACTAGAACAGGTAACTCTTGACCGATTTGCTGAGTAACATTGCCACCCTTCATTTGGAACTCCAACGTTCCATCTACGTCATTCCAAACAATACGCCCAGGTGCTCCACCAGGAGTAGCTGCAAGCGTATCTAATTGGACATAGTTACTTGTTATCCCAGCTTTAGCCAGTATTTCTGTTAAGAATCTCATTCAGTATATTATTTTTTAATAACTACTCTGTACGCGTTTGATGAAGGAGCTACCGCAAAAGTAACCGTAACAACTGAAGTTGATGTTAAGACAACGTCAGTAATTACCTCTTCAAAAGTTGAATTATCATAAATAACCACTACAACATCTCTTGTGCCCAAGCCGTGTGTTAAAGCGAATGAAGTTGCAACACCGTCACCTACGTTAGCAGCATATCCGCCAGTGCGGTTATCCAATAACGTCTTTAACTTTAAAGGAGTAACAATGCGAGCATCATCCGTTCCAGCGTCAGTTTCAGCTTGTGTAGCAATCTCAGCAATACCAGTACGAGTCTCAGTAGCTGTACGACCAGATAATGTTGCAGGAGTAACTGCATCTGTTGAGTTAGTTCCAGTATTAACCTCTGTCGAAGTAGCAAGGGTTACTAAGCCTAAAGTAGACTCAGTAGCTTGGTCACGATTAACTTCTAGCTGAATCCAGTCTGAAGCAACAGTTACAGAAGCGTTATCTGTCTTAGCGACAATAACATCACCAATGCTAAATGTTGCACCGTCGATTGTTCCACCAAAGGTTACATACCAATAGTCACCTTTCTTAGTTCCTGATACAGGAGAAGAGCCTGTAGGGAATACGCCAATTGAAGCGTCCCATCCGCCTTCTAAGTTTCCAAGTCCTCCTATCTTACCGTCAACATAAGCTTTGATTGCAGCAGTTGAAGGGATGTTTGTATTAGCTGAGCCTGTTAAGTCAGTAGCTGTGATAATATCAACTTCAGCAACGTTACCAGTTGACCCAGATACGTTACCTAATACCTTCCCGCTTGCAATAGTTTGCAACTTATCGAAGGTTACTTGGTTAGCACCAATCTTAACCGTTGTTACCGCACCATTATCTATCTTAGCAGTTGTGATACCAAGGTCTTTAACCTGGATAGCGTCAGCTGAAATCTCAATAGTAGCGTTGTCAACATTAATGTCTAAGGTAACAGAACCTGTAGTTCCGCCTCCGCCTAAACCTGCACCCGCAACAACAGCAGAAATATCACCAGAAGCATCCACCCAAGCAGTGCCATTGTAGAAGTATAAGTGCGCATCAGTTGTGTTAAAGTACACTTGACCCGCTACAGGAGATGAAGGAGCTGAAGATAGATTCTGAATCGCGACGTTTAATATCTGATTCTTGGTTAAATCTAAACTGGTTAAAAATTTCTTTGCCATTGCTTATGTTAATTTAAAAATGCCTTGCCGCTAAATGCTGCTGAAAATGATATAACTACCTGAGTTGTACTCGTATAATTTACCTCCCCTATAACCTCATCATTTGCAGAATCAACTATACTAACAGAAGGATATTTGTTTAAATCGTGATTTATTGTCCAGGTCGCACTAGGCGTAGATTGAACAAACACATAACCTAATTTCGCTGTAAAAGTAAGCTTATTATTGCTTACAGCAATGGCTAAACCAGAATTTGCCGACTCAAAGGTAAGCGTTTCGCCTGTAATAATACCATCAGATGTCGTGCCATCAGAAATTACAAATGACGTTGTGCTCGCTACATTAAGCGAGAACGGAAGCATCTGAGTTGCTTTATAGGTATAAGGATTCTGCGGAGGCAATAATCCTAGCAACTGGTCTAGAATTGGTTTGCATCCATCTAACGTATCTGTATCAAAGCGCGCTAGCAAGTGCGAGTAAAGTCCGACAACTAAGTCATACTCCTCGTTTCTTCTAGCATACTCATCTGGATTCGTAGTTTTGTAAGCCTCAATCTGGTCTTTGTAGGTATTCATTAAAGCAACCAACTCATCTTGAGTAGGAGCCTCTCTGATATCATATGTTTCTTCTAATAAGTCAACATAACTAACCGTTAACCAAGACAGAGAAGAGTGCGTATAAGCCACGGAAATACCTGATTTGACCAGATATATACCCTCATAGTATTTCGAGCTGTGAGAGGGCATTAAAACGTCTCCTACGCTTTGTTTCTTTAACGCTCCAACCTCACTTCCAGCAGGAGTGTAAGTATAGAAGTCGCGAGTTAATACGCCCGTAAAGTTTCCAGATGTTTCGTAGGGTGTATAGTCGACAAACTTAATATCAGGCAAGACTACGTCTGATAGGTTCTGAATATCTTTAGTCGGCTTTTCCCAGTTAAAGTCAAATGAACGCTCAAGCGTATATTCGGTTGGCGTAGCGTCTAATGCGACAAAGTCTACTGTATATTGACCTGTTAAGACAAGGTTCGAAATAGAAGTGACTAACGAAATATCTGCACTACCGCCAGGAGTATTAATGTCAGGCGAAATAAAGTCTGTGTGGGAAACCCTAGACCCATCAGGGAATGTAACTGAGAAGTTACCTTTGGCTAAGGTGAAGCCCGTAGACGTATCCGTCAAACGTAAGACCCTACTTGAAGTCTTTTCGTTTACAATAAATTGGGCTGAAAAATTTATAGCCATATTGAGCCTAGGATAATTTGTTCAAATATACAATAAATAACTTTGCTATGAAAAAAGAAAAGCGTTACAATATGTAACGCCTTCTTATTAACCCAACCAAACAAATCAATCCTGTAGTCGGATTTAGCCTAAACGGCTCTTGATGGCTTCTAACTCATCTGGATTTGTTTCTAATAAATGGTCGGCTAATTCCTTGAAGTAGTTCTTGTCCTTACCTTTAGTGTAAGAGAAGATTACTTTTCCTGTTTCAACCCATTTAAAGCAAGACGCGTTCACGTCATTCTTAATAATGTTCTTCTTAACAGCATCTTTTAATGCAGTTTCATTAGCTAAAGAAGCTCTTTCAACTACCTCTAAGAACTCTTCTGGATAGTCTCCAGCGTAGTCTTCTAGTTCGTTACGAAGCTCGTCAGTAGTATCTGCATCAATACCCAATGCTAAAGCAACTTCGCGAGCTTTCTTGTCGTCTAAGTCTAACGCTAAGTTAACAGCTTTTACGATTAATTTACGCAAGTTTCTTTCAGTCTTAGCTTCTTTTTGTGCGTCAATGCGAGTAAATAAAGCCTCGTAATCATTTGCATTTCTATCAGGGTTCGATTCGTTGTAGTTACACAACTCTAAGTACTGATAGATTTTCTGGTGAACTGGGTTATTCCCGTTAAGGAATAGGTATCCCATATTCGCTGCATTAAACACAATGCTAATAAATGTAGGGTTGCCATCAATATCTGTACGCTCAATAGCGGCAATATTAACAAACTCTCCCGTTCCTTTATCTAAGACAGTGTCAACTGGTCTAATTTGTAATGCAGATGGCATTAAGAATTTTCCTGCATTATCAGGGTCAGGACGCACATTAATTACGCGGTAAATAGCTCTCTCGTCTGGTTTGAGCTTTCTAATCATCTTCTCTGATAGAAGATTAAAATCTGATGCTTTCATTTTTATTTTGTTTGGTTACGCAAATGTATGTAATAATATTAAAACAAAAAAGAGGAGGATTGCTCCCCCTCTCTTTGTTTGTCAGTCTAAGACTAGACGCTGTACTTAACGAAGTGCTCGTTACCAACAGTCTCTAAACCTTCGATAGAGCTGTACACGATATCTAGTGTATCAGTATCTGAAGTTGGAGTTGGAGCTAAGCCACCTAACATCTTCTCACGGAAACGAGAGTTAACGCCATCTGGCATCTCTAAGTAACGCATCATCATACGGTCTACTTGACCACCGCCTTGCTCAACCTTAATCTTTCCAGCAGGAACTAAGTAAGCCTCTTTAGAGAATACTGTAGCACCACCTACTGAAGTGATTTGTGGGTGAGATAATGCATTTAAACGCTTCTTGTGGAATGTACGTCCGAATGCAGAGATAGAGTTAACGCCTAATGCGATAGCTACATCTTTCTTACCACCAAATGAAGCATAGTTGATTGCTCCGTTAACAAATTGAGTTGCAGCTGTGATAGTTGAATCAAATGAGTTATCGAAATCAGCACCAGCCCATAATAAGTACTCAGAAGGGCAACGGTTAGCATCCATCA